GGACAGATTGGAGGCGTGAATGAGAAACTTTTATAGCGGTATCAGTAATGACAGAACGCAATTTTTGATAAATATGAATTGGTACAAAGACAATGAAGTAGAAACTTGTTTTAATTTGAGTAAAAATTTTCATGGGTTATGTGAAAAATGCAGTATTGATAAAAACGATTTTGAATTAGTATATTTAAAATTTAAATGGGTTGGTAATACATATTACCCACAAGAAAGTGATAAAAGCAAAGGACAACCAATTAGGGTATATAAAATTAAGACGTAAACAACAGAATTGGACAAGCTTAGGATTTATGCCGGTTGAGTATTGATACGATGCTAGATATGTTTCTTTCGATAGATTTTAGTTTTGAAAGATTTTTAATGCTTTTTAAATTACTTAATTTATGAACAGCGCAACAATCAGAACTGGAAACATACCAAGCACAATCGCGGATGCAATCTCTAAAATCGTTAAGTGGACATTTGTTAATTGTTACCACCTCCTTGTGGAGGATTATAACACGGAAAGGAGTTGGAGGAAACGGAAAAGTTAAAACAAGCCAAAATTCAGACGCCGATTGAGATTGCACTTGGTGTCGATGAAAATGGAATGACCACCGCAAAGAAGCTGTATGAGTTTCTAGAAATGGATAAAAGCCATTATTCCAGATGGGTGAAAGCAAATATTGTAGACAATGAATTTGCTACTGAAAACGAGGATTATTTTTATTCGCCATCAATGGCGAATGAAAGTAACAGAGGAAAATTTGCTGACGATTACAAACTCACAGCCCATTTTGCAAAGAAACTTTCTATGAAAGGGAATGGAGCGAAAGCAGAAGAAGCACGAGATTATTTCACGACATTGGAAGAGCGTGTGAAACAAAAGGTGATCGACCTCAATCAGCTATCGCCGGAATTGCAAATGTTTCAGAAAATTTTCAATTCTGTTGCAGAACAACAGTTAGAACAGAAACGGCAGGCGGAACAACTGAACCATGTGGAACAAAGAGTTGAGAGCATCCGAGAAGTGGTTGCACTTGATACAACATCATGGCGTGATGATACTGGAAATATTTTAAGAAAAATCAGCATGGAACTTGGTGGCGGACAGGCATACAGCCAAGTAAGAGCCGAAAGCTACGAACTGTTGTCAAAGCGAATGGGTGTAAATCTGAAGCAGCGGCTGACTAACAAGCGCAGGAGAATGGCTGACGAGGGTATCTGTAAATCAACCAGAGACAAATTATCCTATGTGGACATTATCGCAGAGGACAAGAAGCTGATCGAGGGATATACAGCTATTGTGAAGGAAATGGCAATCAGATACGGAGTTGGAAAGGATTAACAGGAGGTATTCATGGATAGACAAATGAACATTGCTTTAAGAAAGACATTAGATCAGATCGGCGTAAAACATAGCCTTAAGGGTTACGGTTACATAATCAGTGCAGTTGAGAAATGTCTTGAAAACAGAAGTAAACTTATCAGCATTATTAAAGGACTCTATACTGAAATCGCAGAAGAAAACAGCGATACAGTCTGGAGAGTAGAAAGATCAATCCGGCACGCGATAGAAGTTACTTGGACAAATGGCAATACAAATGCGATCAACAAAATTTTTGGCTATACGGTTTCAGTGGAAAAAGGAAAACCGACAAATTCAGAGTTTATCGCATTAATAACAGATTTTGTTTCCTTGTATGGTGATGAGATTGTCAACGGTTCCTATAAGTGGTAGGAGTAAGGTGTCTATGAAGAAGTTAGCAAAGGTAATTGAAATGATCGGCACCGTTGTTTTTCTGTTTTGCATCTGCATTGATGCAACGGAGTATCCGGTCACTGCTATACCTGTATTGATTGGATTACTTCTTATTTATATAGGAACAAAAATAGATGGGGAGTGGCAGGAGTATACAGAAGAGATTGTAGATTACGATTACAGAAGTGAGTCTGATGACGATGACGGTATTACCTATATCACATTTGACACTGATTACAGCAAAGAAAAGGAATCATCCGAACCGACCAAAGCTGAATGATTCCCAATCAAAGCAATAGCATAAGCTATTTGCGCCTATTTTAGCATAAGAAAAGGAGAAATTCAAATATGAGAGCAGAAAACAATAAAGTGGAATTTACAGGAACGATTATCACAGAGCCGGAATTTAACCATGAGGTGTTTGGAGAGGGATTTTATAATATGTACCTCAAAGTGGATAGATTAAGTGGAACGGCTGATATTATCCCATTAATTATTTCAGAGAGATTAATCAATCTGAATGATAAATACACGGGCACTGCCGTTAATGTTTCCGGTGTGTATAGTTCTTATAACAAACATGAGGAAAAGAGAAATCGTCTGTTATTATATGTATTCGTCTGTGAAATTGAAAAAGCGAATCCGGGAGAGCATACAGATTTGAACAAAATCCAGCTTGACGGATATGTATGCAAAGAACCGATTTACAGGAAAACTCCGCTTGGAAGAGAAATTGCAGATTTATTAATCGCAGTCAATCGTTCCTATGGCAAATCAGATTATATTCCGTGTGTTGTCTGGGGCAGAAATGCGGTGTATACATCTGGACTTCCGGTTGGAACGCATTTGAAACTTACCGGACGCATTCAGAGCCGTGGGTATGTAAAGATGTACGAAGATGGGACAGAAGAGCAGAGAACAGCATATGAGGTGTCTGTGAGCAAAATTAATGTATTAGAGGAGGAAAATTAAGATGGCAGAAAATACCGTTACAATTTCCGTTGAGGAATATGCAGATCTGGTTGCATGCAGGACGAAAGTTCATACAGCATGTGCCATTATTGCAAATGAACACCAAAGAGACATTGAGCTGATGGGGAAAAAGGGAACAACTATTAATTCAAAAATTATAGAGTCAGCTCTTGGATATATTGACGATGAAGCATGCTTTGAAGAGGCACTTAAAAAATATAAAGAGTGGAAGGAGAAGGAAAATGAAACTGAAAATTAGATCATTACATATGGAGAATTTCAAGGGAATTAAGAGCCTTGATGTGAATTTCTCCAATAAGACAAGTATCAAAGGACAGAACGCCGCAGGAAAGACAACGGTATTCGATGCGTTTACATGGCTTCTGTTTAACAAGAATAGTGCCGGAGAGGAAAAGTTCAATGTTCGACCACTGGATAAGGACGGCAACCGCATTGATAACGTGGAGATTAAGGTTGTAGCGGTTCTGGATGTAGATGGCAAGGAAATGGAACTTTCAAAGATTCAGAAGCAGAACTGGGTAAAGAAGCGTGGCACCGATACCGTGACTTTGCAGGGAAATGTCAATTCATTTGAAATTGACGGTTATCCAAAGAGTGAAGCTGATTTCAAAGCTTATGTTTCCGGTCTTGCGCAGAGCGAGGATATGTTTAAGATGCTGACCAATCCGCAGTATTTCTCTTCTTTGAAATGGAAAGATCAGCGCGATATTCTGATGCGCCTCGCAACGGATGTATCGGATGTTGAACTGGCGCAGACAGATGCTAAGTATGCCCCATTACTCGGCGAGTTGGAGAAAGCACCGTCCACAGATGATATCCGTGCTAAGTTTTCCAAAGCGTTATCCGGGTGGAAGAAGAAACAGGCTGAAATTCCGGTGCGTATTGATGAAGCAGAAAAATCCAAGATTGATGTGGATGTGGCGGAACAGGAGCTTGCAAAGGTGGATCTGGTAAGAAGAATCGCTGAATGTGACAAGAAAATGGAGAATGCAGGTAGCGCATTGGGCGATTTAAGAAGTAAGGAAATGCAGTTACAGTTTGACATGTCCGGCATGGAACAGACGATGAATCGCGAGTTATCAAACAAAAGAAGCATCATGGATGCTGAATTGCGTGATTGTAAAAATGAGTTAGAACATTTTGCGGTTACGATTTCTTTGAAAGAGAAACAGATTTCTGATAACGAAAAAACTATCACTGATGCGGATACAGAGCGGAAGAAACTGGGCGAACAGTATAATTCTGAGAAAGCCAAGGCGTTTGATGAAACTCCGTATCTCTTTGATGAATCCAAGTGGATATTCGATGAATCTACAACGGTTTGTTCCTTATGCGGTCAGAAGTTGCCAGCTGATAAGATTGAGCAGTTGAAGACTGATTTTGAAGAAAGAAAGACAAAAGCCAAGGCAGATGCAAAGCGGAAACTAAATGATTCAAAAAGTGACTTTATTACCAAGAAAGAATCCAACTTGGAAGAAATCAAGGCATATGGGTTTGCGAAGAAAAATCTTATCGAGGAACTGACAAAGAAAAATGCTGATCTGCAAATGGAAATAGATTCCTTAAAGAAACAGGAGCAGGGGACTTTTACGAATAAAGAGGAACTTTGCAAACTGTTATCTGAGATACCAGAAGAAGCTGATTATTCGCAGAATGAAGAATATGTGAAGCTGAAAGCAGAGCATGACAAGATTCTTGCTGATATTGCAAAGCTTGAATCCGAGGGCGCAGACAAGGTTGTTACTGATTTGAAAGCCGAGAAAACCAATCTGCAGGCACAGCTTGATGAAGTGAACAAGGTTATTGCGCAGGCGGCTAACAACATTATGATTGATGATCGTATCGAAACGCTTCGCGACGAGCAGAAAGAAATCGGGCAGAAAGTTGCCGACCAGGAACAGATGCTTTACCTCTTGGAAGAGTTCATTCGATTCAAACTGGACAAGGTTTCAGATTCTATCAACAGTCATTTCAAGACCGTAAATTTCAAACTTTTTGAAATGCAGTTAAATGGCGGCATGAAAGATTGCTGTGAGTGTACTGTAAATGGCGTTCCGTATTCGACTTTGAACAGTGGTCACAGAATTGTAGCAGGACTTGATATTATCCGTTCTCTTAGCGAGTTATACGGTGTGAGCGTACCGATTTTCGTAGATAACGCAGAATCACTGAATGAGTTCAATGTGCCGGATATGGATGCACAGTTAATCCTTTTGAGCGTTTCAGAGGACAAGCAGTTGAAAGTCGAGGGAGCGTAAATGTCAAAAGTAGGAATTGGAAACAACGTCACACAGCCGGATGCACGGTGTATGTCATGCAAGCGTTGGAAGAGTGCAAGTAAGAGAGGATTCTTTGATTTTGCGGAATCCGGACATTGTTCTTTTCCGTATTGCGAGAAAGACGCGAGAAATAAAGGAAAGAGAGGTATGCATAGATGAAAATTAGACTTTCTACAGGCGGAATGAATATTGCCGTTGATGTTGGAGATAAAGCGAATTATCTCTTTACTCGAATTGCTAATCAGTTGATTTGTAATGCGATTGGAGATACCGAAGCAGAGAGAGTTGTTGAAAAACTGAAAGAAAATACACAAAAGAAAGAGATGCCTGCAATGCGAAGTCTGCCTGAAGAACCAAAATCCGGTACCGAGGAAAAAGTTACAGAAGAGTATCACGGATTGACGTACAGTGGTTTTGTCTATTGGAAATGTAAGAAATGTGGTTCGGTTAGAGGTTTCTGCTTAAAGAAAGAGAGCAAAGGCATCCATTGCATGAATTGCGGAGATGATTCACTTTTTGATGAACCATTGAAACCACTTTATGCGAATTGCGAGTGCGGACAGCATTCAAGATACATGACCAATATGGATGAGGAAATGTTTGATATGAATTGCATTAAGTGTGGTGCACCGATTCCTATTAAGTGGAACGACCATGATAAATGCTATCAGACCATCAAAAATTAGAAAGCGAGGTGTCAGAATGAATTATATCAAAGCAAAGTATACAATACCAGGTCGCAGCTACACATTTAAGACCGAGGATTCTGTAAAAGCCGGAGATACCGTTGTAAATGCCAAAGGTGCAAAGCTGACAGTTACAGATGAAGCGGCAGATATGGCATGGGTGGAAACCTATGGTGCTGATAAGGTGGCAGTTGTAAGGAAGTATGAGAATCCACAGAAGGTAGATGTAAATTCTTTGGATGAAGAAACAATATGCAATTATTGCATATATAAATCTGATTGTCCTAAGGATGTTAGATGCTATGGCGGAGAACCCGTCTTTCCTTATTGTGCAGAGCATGAGCCGGAAGATTGGTTTGACGAAGAAACGTATTTGGAAGATTTAGAAGAAAGCGAGGAAAAATAATTATGGCAGAAACAAAAAAACAGGAAGTAGCAGTAGCAGAGGAAAAGAAAGAGGTTGCGCACAGCAACAAAGTTACAGATTACAGTCTTGGAATTTTCGGAACATCAGATAATTTCATCATGGCAATGCAGATGGCAAAGGCGTTAGCGAGTTCCACTATCGTCCCGGCAACATTCCAGAAGAATGATGCAAACTGTCTGATTGCCATTGAACAGGCACAGAGACTGCGAGTAAGCCCACTAATGGTTATGCAGAATTTGTATGTAATCCAGGGGAGACCGTCTTGGAGTTCAAAGTTTCTGATTGCGGCAATCAATAATTCCGGCAAATTCGATATGGAATTACAGTTCGAGGAAACCAAAGATAAGGATGGCAAGCCTTATTCGTGTCTCGCTTGGACTACGAAAAATGGTCGTAGAGTTGAGGGTATGACCGTGGACATGGAAATGGCTAAAGCCGAGGGATGGCTTGGTAAGAACGGTAGTAAGTGGAAAACCATGCCACAGTTAATGCTTCGATACAGAGCCGCTTCATTTTTTTCTAGTCTGAATTGTCCGGAATTAACAATGGGACTGTATACGAAAGAAGAGATGCAGGACAACGATTTCAAGGAGTATCCTATGGAAGATTTGCAGGAACAGGTTAAGCATGAAGTATCCGAAAACGCAAATACAGAGGATTTTCCTGTTGAGCCGGAGGTTGCCGAAACTGTGGAAGAGCCAAAGATGGAAGATAAACCGGAAAAGGTAGAGACGGAAGTTGTTGAGAATGACAATGATTTGCCGGACTTCATGAAGTAGGAGGATAGAATGAACTTTCCAAAATCTGAATTGAGTAAGCAGGATGCATTGCACCTATGGATTACTTGCCGTTCGGAGTATGCCAAAGAGCAAATGTTCCTTACAAATTACGGAATTGTCTTTTTTGTTATGCAACGTTTAGGTATTCCAGCGTTTGATGAAGATATGTTTCAGATTGGTTCCATTGGACTTCTAAAGGCTATTGACACCTTTGATGCTTCAAAAGGATGTTTTTCTACATATGCTTTTCGACTTGTGAGAAATGAACTGCTTATGGCATTTCGCAAAAGCAAAAGGTCAGTAATGGCAGCATTCTCGCTGGATGATAATGCGGATATAGGGAGTGGTGAAAGCGTTCCTTATGCGGAAATGATCGCAGACGGCAAAGATTATGAAGAAAATGCAGTGAATTTCATGCTTGCTCAGCAGATTTTTGAAATGTTGGGGTCAAGGGAAAAGCATATTTTTACCATGTTTTTTGTGGAGAACAGAACGCAATCTGAAATATCCAAAGCACTTGGAATTTCACAGCCCCATGTTTCGAGAATTATTAGTAGCATGAAAAAAAGCGGAAAGGAAGGAAAGCAAAATGAGGGTAATTAGTCAGGACGGCACGCTTGATGTACCGTATGAAATCAGTTCTTTGAGTATGGCAGTCGGGAAATATGAGAATGTTGAACACGCAGCTATCTTTTGCCACAACTCTTCGACAGTAATGGGAACAAAAATGGCTGAATACAGTTCCAAAGAAAAGGCGAAGAAAGCCATGGAAGAATTAAGATGTGCCTATATGTGTCATAACCTTGTAAGGATGGGACACACGTCACCAAAGGGAATTGATGAAAAACTTGCTATTGGTTTGTCTGGAGTGTTTCAGTTCCCAACAGAGGAAGAATTGGAGTAGCCTATGGAAGTTTCATCTTATTTAGAGTTCGTGCAGAAAGGCATGGAAGATAATATTTACAATTTCTGCAAAGACGGAAAATGTAGCCAATGCGGTAACTGCTGTTCCAATCTTTTACCAATGAGCAGAAAGGAAGTAGATGCAATTCACAGATATATCCGTAAGAACCATATCAAAGAGTGTAGGCACCTGCTTCCTACTGTGAATCGACCATATGATATGACATGCCCTTTTCTTGATACGGACAAGAGTTGTGAGAAATGCAGAATCTATCCGGTTCGACCGGAAATTTGCAAGCAATTTATCTGTGACAATGAGCAGAGGGCAAAGCATAATAGGGCATTGTTGGGACAGACGAGACAGATTGTTGATGTAAGGGAGGAGTTTTTTGATGTACGCTAAAATGAGCGATATTCTACACGAACGTATAATTGGAAAGTACTCAATTGAGAAATTTAGTATCAAAGAAAGAGATCTGTACGCAATGGTTCATGGAATATCTCCCGGAAAATATGTAAGACTTTGTCACAAGAGGGAAGTCGTCATGTCTGACACAGATATGGAGAAAAGGACGAATGCAAAGTTTGTAGTAAATGCACATGGAAACGTGCTTATTGGTGGGTTAGGAATTGGCATGATTTTGTTGGCAATACAAGATAAAAGCAATGTTGACAGAATTGTTGTTGTAGAGAAGTCGAAAGAAGTTATCGGCTTAGTAAAAGATCAACTCCCATTAAACGATAAAGTTGAAATTGTAAATGCAGACATATGGGAATATACGCCATCGTGCAAATTTAATACCATTTATTTGGATATCTGGAACTATATTAACACAGATGTTTATAGAGATTCCATGAAACCACTGATTTCAAGATACAGAAAATTTCTCGTAACCAAAGAAGTAGATAATAAAAGGTTTATTGATTGTTGGTGCAGATTGGAAGCGAAGAATGGGGTAAGAATATGAGACTTAAAGTTTTAGGTTCCGGCTCGTCCGGTAATTGCTACATGCTGGAGAATGACAAGGAAGCTTTGATAATCGAAGCCGGGTTGCCTTTTATGGAAGTCAAGAAAGCACTGGATTTCAATGTGATGAAAATTAAGGCTGTGATTACTACCCATTTCCATACTGACCATAGTCTTTATAGCTTACAATATGTGCAAGCTGGCATTCCTGTTTTTGAACCATGCAGACCGCCGATAAAAGATTCTGAAATGCGTTTTAGAAAAGGAAATTTTGACATAAGAGCATTTGAAAATCGTGATAAATCTGGAAGATGGCTACATAACAACGGAGACGGTTCAGAGTGTCCGTGCGTTGGGTTTTACATTACGCATCCAGATATGGGAAGCCTTGTGTATGCAACAGACACAGAATACGTCAAATGGCGATTTAAGGACATTAATCACATCATGGTGGAAGCTAACTACGATATGCAGTTTGTGAACCGAGAAGAGCCAAATTACGAACACAGATTAAGAGGTCATATGAGCTTACCAACGGCACTTGACTTTATTTCTACTAACGATAATCCGGCATTGCGAAATGTCGTTCTAATTCACTTATCAGATAAATCAGCAGATTCGGCATTATTCAAACAAAAGACAGAAGAAACAGTTAAATATGGAGCAAATGTTTATATTGCAGAAAAAGGATTAGAGGTTGATATGAACCTTTGCCCGTTTTGATAGGTTGAAACACCAATGTGAAAGCATAAAAGAAACCAGTTTATGCGGTATCTGACTTTGGTATGGAATTTAATATATCACAAAACTAAATTGAAAGCCATGAGATACCTTTGGCGGTTGCTAAAAGTAACCTCCAGAAAGGAGAATACGTGTTAATAATTGAGGATAAAGGACAGAAAGAGGGCTTACATATCCTTAAGAATAGATATTTCAAAAGCCACGATATGGAAGTCTTGCGTGCACCATTGCCGGTTGGAGATTACATAATTGCCACAGACAAGGTAGCGGATGTTATCCATAGAAAATCAGCTAGAAAAATGGAACTTAAAAAGATGGATTTCCTTGGAACTTATGATGTATCTGTAGATACTAAGAAAGATATGCAGGAGATTGTAGGAAACATCTGCGGACGTCAGCATGGAAGATTTCGTGATGAGTGTATTCTTGCTCAAAACAACGGAATCAAACTTTATGTATTGGTAGAAAACGAAGATGGAATCAAATCCATTGAAGATGTTTCTAAGTGGAACAATCCACGAGTAGACCGGTATAACAATATTGCATATATGCACACACTTGGAAAATTGCTGAATGTACCGCTACCGAAAACAAAGCCGACATCTGGCAAGGTATTGGCAAAAGCTATGTTGACAATGCAACTTAAGTATGGCGTTGAGTTCGTATTTTGTCGCCCGGAAGATGCAGGGGCAAAGGTTATTGAATTGCTTGGAGGTAGTGAAAATGGCGGGGAATAAGCGGTATTACTGGCTTAAACTGATGGATGATTTCTTTGACAGTAAACGAATCAAGAAACTCCGTAAGATGGCTGGCGGTGATACATACACGATCATATACCTTAAGATGCAGTTGTTGTCGTTGAAAAAGGGCGGCTACTTAGAGTATTCCGGCTTGGAAGATGAATTTTACAAAGAGATCGCCCTTGATATTGACGAGGACGAAATCAATGTTCAAGTAACGATTCAGTATCTTCTTTCCTGCGGATTGCTTGAAACATCAGATTCCATTGAGTACAAGTTGCCATTTGTGCAAGATAACCTAGGAAGTGAGACTGCAAGTACAAGAAGAAGTCGTAAATCTAGGGAAAATGCACAAAAAGCGTTTCAATGCAACAGTGGAGCAACGGAGTGCAACATTTTGCAACAAAATTGCAATGTAGAGATAGATATAGAGAAAGATATAGATACAGATATAGAGAAAGAGAAAGAAAATACAAAAGAAAGCGTGCCTGCATCTGATTTGGACTTTGACGCGGAATGGGGATGGGAATACACGATCAATGCATATCCAAAGAAAACGTCGTTAACGTCTGCCAAGGTAGCATGGATGGACAAGCTTTTAGAAGTTATCGAGCCGAACAGGAAAGCCGTTGCAAAGCTGATATATGAGGCTACAGTGGCATATGTTACTGACTATATAGAGAAGAATCCGGATGATACGAATTATCGCTACATACCAAAATACGGAGACTGGCTGAAAGAGGATTGCGATTACTGGATTCGTCAAGTTGAGAAACGAAAGCGAGGTGAGAGCAGTTGACGGAAGCAGAAATTGGAGTGATCGGATGTGTATTGATTGACAATGATTCCATGTACAAGGTTTATAACAAATTGAAGCCGGAAATGTTCAGCTCTGAATTTTGCCAAGATGCTTTTGCTGAAATGCTTGCCATGTATGATCGTGGAGAAAACATTAATGTCGTTTCACTGTCTCAGTCACTTGAAAACCACAAATGGGAGCCGGAAATGATTGCCGGGGAGCTTAAGGAATGTATTGCCGCAACTCCGTTATCGACAGCAATGAAAAACTATGCGGATGCAGTCATTAAGGATTGGCGGGCAAGGGAAACGAAAAGCCTTTTCCAGAGAGTGAGCCTTAGACCATGTGATATTGATAATTCGATCGCGGAAGTTCTTACAAGGCTTGAAGAAATCCAAGTTAATCAGTTGAAGAAATCTAAGTTGATGAAGCAAATCGTATCAGAGAACAAAGATAAATACTTCAATGATGATGTGGGAGAGGACAGGGTAAAGACAGGATTTTACCATCTTGACGATTGCCTTGGCGGTCTTGAAGGCGGAGACATTACAGTTGTTGCCGCGAGACCGGGAGTTGGTAAGTCTGCTATTGTGGCACAAATAATCGAGAATATGGCAAGAAAAGGCTATAACACTTGTTACTACAACATGGAGATGAACAACAGTCAGATTTATGAAAGGTTTGTTTCAAGAATGTCAAAGATTGGTCTGACAAGAGTTCGCAGGGCAAAGGCTTTTCTTGGTGGAGAGAAAGAAGCCTTTGACAAGGCAAATGATGAGCTTGAAAAATATCCGATCACAATTGACGATCAGACAAATGTTATTGAGGAAATGAGAACGCAATGCAGGCATCAAAGATATGACGTGATCGTAGTTGACTATCTGCAATTGGTACGGTGTAACCGGAAGTTCAATAATCGTGCATCCGAAGTCGGGGAAGTTTCGAAGCAATTCAAAGCACTTGCGAGAGAGCTTCACGTTCCGATCATCCTATTGTCACAGCTTAACCGAGTATCGGAAATGAATGTAACGAAAGAGCCTACAATGTCCGAATTAAGAGAATCCGGAGATATTGAGCAGGATGCTTCCAATATTATTCTTATGTGGAATTTGGATGAAGACAGAAAATTTAAAGGCTTGAAAGTTGAAAAGAATCGACAGGGTACACCGTTTAGAGAAGTTGTTCAGTTTGAAGGTGATCGTATGGAATTTATCGAGCGAACCGAAACCATTGAACAGATTCAAGCACGGATGCGACAGAAAGACGGTTTCCGAGAAGTATGTGGCAGCACACCATTTGATTAAAAGGTGAATGATTATGGCAAGTAAGAAATTTGAAAAAGGTTCCGAAGAATGGCAGTTTTTTAATGACTATTATAAATTCCGGCAGCAGTTTTATGAAGCTGATAACGAAGATGAGTGGTTCCAAGGAATGATGGAAGCAGGGGAAATGCTAATTAAAAAATATGCACGGACAAATATATCAAAATATGTTCAAAGTCTTGTATTTAGCCATTTTGAGGATGTAGAGAGGAGATGGAAGAGCAAATGAGTAATGCACTGGCAAGAAAGAAAAAGCGGATGCAGCCACTTGGATATTCCAAGAGTGAACTGATCGGAATACAGAGACACGCCAAGGCACAAAGCAATGCGGATTATCTAATAGAGGAATCCTATTATAACGTCCGTATGATGGCATATCAGGCACTGCATGATAAGTTCGGATTCGGACACAAAAGAATCATAAAGGTTGAGCAGACCATTGATGCATATGTGGAGAATGCAAAGGATGGAACGACAGGCGAGGAACTTGGTTTTTATCTGAAAGATAAATGCAAGATTGACGTGCGAAAGGAAACAAATAAGATTCCGTATCGTGAGAGTTTTTATCTGGTAGAGAGAAAGATTGCACCGAACTGCATGATACAGGCAAATAAGTTTTTGCTGGCACAGGTATTTAATTATTTTGCTATGTTGGGTGTCTGCCTTAAAACACAGTTTAAATTTTCGGGAAATCAGATCAGACAGGTTTATGAGAGAATCAGATATTTGATTAACTGCCTTGCTACCGGATATGAAACCATGACGGGGATCGCAAGTGTACTGGAATGGGAATGTAAGTACATTGATAAGCGGTTTATTGGAAAGACGTATGAAATATAGGAGGATTGGTTGATGGACAAGTTAGCTGTGGAACTGCAGGATGGATATTTTGTGGAGATTGATTCTCTGAATCACACCCTGAGACAGAGATACACCGGACAGGATAAGGACGGCAATGAAAAAGAAAGCGTTCGAACAATCGGATATTTTGGAGACATGAAACAGTGCATTAAGGCTTTGTTAGAGCGTTATCCGAGGGAGTTATCTGAAAAGGCACAGATTTCCTTTGATGAATACTTAGAACTGTTGGATAAGGCTTATACGAGGTCAGAACAATTTGTAAACAGTCTTGGAAAATGACGGATGTATAAATTGCACAGAGAAAGCAAAGAGAGACGCAGAATCATAGCAGAGATGGAAAACCGTCAGACGAGAATGCCAAAGCATCCAAACCCGGATGCATTGAGAGATTTTAAGGAAGTGCCGTATCAGTTGCGGTACGGGAAGGAGAAGAAAGATGCTGAATAAAGAGAAGTATGCCAAAGAGATCGCAGAAATTGCGTGCAATGGAAAAGATATAGCCATTGTTGCAGGAAAACCGATGCTTTGTTGTGAAGCATCTTGTGATACATGCGATATCGAACATGACTGCACAAGAGGACTTAAGGAATGGGCGAACAGTGAATATGTCGAACCACCAGTTGATTGGAGTAAGATTCCGATTGATACACCGATTTTGGTCAGAGATTACGAAAAAAAAGCGTGGCAAAGAAGATATTTTGCAAAATACGAGAACGGAATAGTGTACGCATGGGAATGCGGAGCAACATCTTGGAGCGCATACAGTAGTAGCAATATAAACGGTTGGAAAATAGCAAAGCTGGCAGAAAGCGAGGAAAGTCATGATTGAGTGTATAAGAACTGCGGCACGGGATAGCAAAACGGAACGCATTAAAGTTTCCTGCTTAGATATTATCGTAACAATGATAGGAAAAAAGCCATATTACGAAATCAAGTATAAGGAAATCGGAGAGGACTATTATCATGTTGGCTACAGTTCCTATAAGCTAGAAAATGTTTTAGCTTGGAAGGATGAGTGCTTTGAGATTGTGAAAGAATGCAGACCGCAGACCAATGCAGACCGGATCCGGAGCATGACGGATGAGGAACTTTTAGATTTCCTTTGCTCAATCGAAACATATGAGCAGGGTAGTGTAAAGACCATTGAGGGCGGCGTAGCAATGTGTTCTGTTACAGAGGTGGAACAATGGCTTAAGGCAGAAAGTGAGGGATAGCATGGAAAGATTAACATATGTGGCAGAGAATGGAGGAAAAGGATGCTTAATGAAATTTTCGATGTGATGAAATGCTTTCCGAAGAGTTATCTTACTCAATTTGGAGAACTTATTTTATCAGACAAAGGGAATGTATATTTTATAGCAAAAGACTGTAATACACAGAAAGATATTATCTGTAAACTTTTAGAGTGGTGTTCCAGACCTATTGCAAAGGGAGAACCTTACCGCCAAGAGAAGAGAAATAAAGAATGGAGAGAATCGCTTCTTTCTGGATACAATGAATATCTCGGAACACAATTCACGCAAGAGGATATGTACTGGATTTACGATAAACTCGGAAACGCAGTCAATCACGAATTGACGTTGAAATTTATTACAAGCGGATATGATTTGAAGCTTGTATATCCGAAGAAAGGAGAAAGTCATGGAGAATAGATTTTTATACCGCGGAAAAAGGTCTGATAACGGCGAATGGGCGGAAGGGTATCTAATTGTAGACGAGAAGGACTACTCTAAATATTTTATCGGTTATGTACTTGGAACGAATGAAGATGGTACTCCTCACGATTTGGATGCCGCGCAGGTAGACCCATCCACAATTTGTCGATGCACTGGAATTAAGGATAAGAACGGCAGACTGATTTTTGAGAAAGATATTTTCTGGCATGAATGTGAAGATTACGTTGTCAAATGGGCTGATGATTCGTTGAGTTGGGAAGCTACATCGTTAGAGACTGATGTAAGTGTTCCATTGGGAGATATTAATCCAGATTATATGGTTGTTATTGGAAACGAGATTGATAATCCGGAACTGTTGGAGGTGTAGGAATGACAGAGAATGAAGCAATTGAAGAATTAAAATATGATTGTAACGAACTTGGAAAAGCGATTCCATGTGATACATCATGGGGGGAATCTTTTGAAAATGCTTATGCAATGGCAATAAACGCACTGAAAGAGATTCAACAGTACCGCGCAATCGGCACACCGGAAGAATGTCGGGTGGCGGTGGAGAAGCAGACAGCAAGGAAAGGAATAAGAGAAAAGATAAAGAAAGGATACAATAGAGGAATGCATCACTATTATTGTCCTGTTTGTTACGAGAAGGGAGATTTAAGAAACAAGTATAATGTTGGGTTATATTGCAGTGGCTGTGGTCAGAAATTAGATTGGGGGGATGAAGAATGAACGAAAAATTGAAGCCATGTCCGTTCTGCGGCGGAAACGCAATGTTCTTAACCATTACAAATAAGTCATCACATTCATCTGTTGGGGTAATGTTCAAAATCAAATGTATGAAATGCAGAATAGAATTTCCAAAAAGCTATGAATGTGAGATGTACATGGATCAGGACGGAGGCATCAGAACAGGGAAAGACGAGCGAACGAAAGCAATTACAGATTGGAACAGGAGGGCGAACGATGAGACTGATTGATGCGGATGCGCTGAAGAAAGATTTAAAATCGGTTACTTTAAGCAATGGAACTTTAGTAAATACAAATGCAGTATTGTATTTACTAGAAGAATATCCGACGGCTTATGATGTAGACAAGGTTGTGGAGCAGTTGGAAGAAGTTGAAAAAATAATGACATCACCAGTGAACAAAGATTGTTTTGGAGAAGAGTGTAGAGCATCGGACTGCACGGTATGCCTTATTAGTAAAGCAATCGAGATTGTGAAAGGTGGCGGAGTAGATGGTTAATTTTAACGGGTTTGACAAAGGCGTGATCGGGAAACCGCTTCCGGCGGATTCCACACTGAATAACATGAAAAAAGACAGATTGATTGGATTGTTACATATGGCAGAGGAAAATCATAAGGTTTTGGCGAGCGCGTATGCAAATGCTGTTGACGAAAACAAATGCAATAGGTGCCCGCTCATGAGAGCAGCAAAGGAAGTGAGATGCACAGATGTCAATTAAACCGATTTTATTCAACAAACAAATTGGTACCGAAATGGTTCGGGCGATTCTGGACGGGAGAAAGAGTTGCACAAGACGGCTGGTAAAACCCCAACCAGATGAAAAGCATACATACCCGCTCGGTTTTGTTACCGACAGTACAGAAAAGAAAGAGGTAGGATGCTTTGGATTTGGCATTGGTGAATACGGCGGTTCTATTCAATACGCAAAGCCGCAGTATCACACAGATGATGTTCTGTATATTCGCGAGACATGGACGGAGGAATGTGGAAAATATTATTATCGTGCGGACTATGACAGCGATTATTTAGACCCATGTGAAACCTTATCTGGTGGTTATCCGGCAAGTTGCAGAAATCATCCGGGATGTGATGGATGTATGGCAACTTCAACGAGAATACACTGGCACCCATCAATCCACATGCCGAAAGAAGCCGCACGTATCTGGCTTAAGGTTACGGATGTGAGGGTAGAGCGGTTGCAGGAGATAACCGATGAGCAAGCAAAACGTGAAGGCATACAGTATGATGAATGTCCAACAGGATTTACCTGGAAGCAAGAAACAGATATGCATAATTGCTACACAACTCCAATAGGAGCTATGCAAGCATTATGGAATTCCACCATCAGGAAATCCGACATTGACCGCTACGGCTGGGATGCGAATCCGTGGGTGTGGGTAATTGAATTTGAGCGGTGCGAGAAGCCGGAAGGAGTGTGAGGTATGGCTAAAGCCGTATGGATATGTTGGAATTATGTGATATGTGTACAGAAAAATATGGGGTAGCGAAATGCTACCCCATCCCGCAAAGGGTTATGATGACTTACGCTTTGATGGATTTGACGTGAATTTTGCCTTTTCCATTTCTCTGAAAGCGTGTTTAACTGCTACGGTTGCGGCTTCGGTTGTTATATTCTCAATAAAAGCATCCCAACCGCCTTGCTCTTTTACATAGTGTAATTGAGCTGCTGTCCCATGTAACAGTTTGTTATCGTCAGATAACACTTTGAGAGAGCATTTTCTCTGTTTGCTCATGACGTCACCTCCTTTCATTGAGAATTATATCACATTTGATATGAGGGAGATGTATGCGTGGAATATAAACTGTTAGTTGTCGAATAATTAAATCGAAAGGAGTGAGAGGTTTGCTGGCCAGCGTGAAAGAGCTCTTTACTCCGAGAAAAAATGAAAGAAGAATTTAGAAGCCGGGTGTATACAGATAGACCGGATTATGCAGACTTTGATGCACCAGCAAAATTTACTGCGATACAGAGTATTATTGCAAAGAGATTGAGAGAACATCCGAATGCCATAGGTTCATATTCGGGCGGATCAGACAGTGATATTATGATCGATCTTATTGAGCGGACACGAAAACTTTTTAACCTGCCGCCGGTCAAGTATGCATTTTTCAATACGGGACTTGAAATGCAAGCCACAAAGAATCATGTCATGGAAGTGGCGGAAAAGTATGGTGTAGAAATTGAGAAATTTCGACCAAAGACAAACATCGTTCAGGCTACAAGAAAATATGGGGTGCCGTTTGTATCAAAAATTATGTCCGCCGGCTTGTCTGGATGGCAAAAAAAGAACGTACCATTATCAATCGCGCAGGAATATGATCAGGCGGAGGACAAGCAGGCGAAGCGGGCGGAACTGAAAGAAAGATACCCAAATTGCGAGGGGACGATCAACTTTCTTTGTTGCTGCAACTCCGCCGGGGAACCAAGACCAAATATCCAGTTAGTCATCAATTCGTCAAAATATATGCGTGACTTTATAGAGGAGTATCCGCCGGACTTCCAAATAAGCGCCGATTGTTGCGTACATTGCAAGAAAAATGTCGCACATAAGATACAAAAGGACTATGAGATGGTTATTACCGGTGAGCGTAGGGACGAGGGTGGAATGAGATCGGTTCCGAGGAAAGATAACACCGCGTTATGTTTTGCGGAAACTTCAAGCGGGCAGTATCGATTAAGACCACTTTATTATGTGAGCGACAAGGATAAAGAGTGGTACAAAAACTATTATGGTATACGATATTCAGATGCGTATGAAGTATATGGATTGACTAGAACTGGTTGTTGTGGATGCCCGATATCTTATAAGGCTGTTGACGATTTGGAACTGATTCGTCCGTATGAACCAAACGTAGTAAAGGCTGCATGGAACATTTTCGGAAAAAGTTACGAATATAGAAAGAAATACAATGAATATAAACAGAAAAGGATGGTGCAGGAGAAAGAAGCTGCCGCAAATGTAGACGGGCAGATGAGTTTAAAAGACTTTATAGAATAAATGTCTTTAAGATAGGCAGAAGGGCGGTCGGCAGTTGTGCTGACCAAGGTGTTACTTGTTTGTGTGGTTGGAATTTGTGCCGCCATAGTATTCTCCGTTTCCGTACTAAAAGTACAAAGAGCAATTATTAAAGTTGCAATGAATTTTATGACTGCCAACCGAATTCCCTTCCCCCAAACGGTTTTACCCGCCTGCCTACCATAAAGACAAGGATATAGTAAAGCAAAGTATTCAAAAATGCAAGAAAGGAGCCGAACCTCCGGCCGGGGTAACGATATATCGGGTTCCTTTTAAAGAAAATGAGAACAGTATTGAAATATCCGGGAAGTAAGTGGAATATTGCTCCCCGATTGGTGGAACTGGCACCGGAACATCATAGTTATGTAGAGCCGTTCTTCGGCAGCGGGGCCGTGTTATTTAATAAGCCGGTCTCTGATATCGAAACGATCAATGATCTGGATCATGATGTTGTGAATCTTTTCCGGTGTATACAGGAGGATGCGGAACGTCTGTCCAGAATGGTAATGACTACACCATTCAGCCGTGAAAAATATGAGGATACATATAAGCTGGATGCATGGGAGTTGATGATGCCGGATGAACCGTACCATAAAGCATTGCGATTTCTGGTTCAGTGCTGGCAAGGGCACGGGTTCCGCACCAATGGCAGCAAGGTAGGATGGAAAAATGATGTACAGGGCAGAGAAAGAGCTTATGCATTATGGAACTGGTACCGTCTGCCGGAATGGATCATTGACATAGCGGAACGGTTGCGCATGGTACAGATCGAGAACCGCCCGGCGTTGAAAGTAATCGAGAGATTTAATTACAGCAATGTTTTTATGTACATTGATCCTCCGTATGTTTTGGGTACCAGAGCAGGAAAACAATATAAACATGAGATGACGGATGCGGATCACGAGGAATTATTAAAAGCGTTACTGCAGAGTAAAGCAAAGATTATGATTTCTGGTTACGAGTCAAAAATGTATAACGACTATCTGAACGGATGGGAGAAAAAACAGTTTTCAAGCTGTGCGGAGCACGGAAAGCCGCGGATGGAAACGGTGTGGATGAACTATGAGCCGGATCCACAGATGAAACTTAATTTTTCGGAGGTGCTACCATGATACAGACAGCAGAAGATGAGGAAAAACAATGAATGAAATGAAAATCAGAATATCATTATACTTTGAAATTAAGGATTCAGAAATGTTTGGCGGAGAGGGTTCCGTTGGATATACAGAGCAGAATATAGGTTTTACAGTCACAGAAGAAAAGCCAAGGATTTTTGAAGAAAGTGCATACGACTATGTGAAAAGAGCCATTGCAAACATGGCGAAAAGTTTAGGCGTGAGTGAGGAATGCATCAGGACCATCAGCAAAGAGGAATATGAGGAAAATACGGAGGACTAATGCAGTGCGAAAGAAACTTATAACAGCCCTTATAACCGCAACACTCCTGATTGCCGGATGCAGTGACATAGTAAATGTCAGAAAGAGAGGAAAGCAAAATGCTCAACGATAAAGTGTACACCAAAAAGTGCATCATCTGTGGAAAGTCCTTTGAAACTATCTGCGGCAGAGCACTTACCTGTGGGAAAGATTGTAGAAACGCATATAACAGGGAGAAACGTAGAGAGCAGAGAGAAAAGACGCACAACAACGGCAATCTGAATGATGTATTGGAGAAGGCAAGGAAAGTCGGGATGAGTTACGGAAAATATGTGGCAATGATGGACGGCACACCGAAGATCTGGCAGGGAGAAGAATAAAATATTGGAGGATAGTGGCTTATGAAGTTTTCAAAACTGACTAAGCCAGAGCTTGAAACAATTATTGAAAACGCCAATTTCACGGAGCAGGAAGAAGAAATATTTTATCTTCTTGCCCGTGGACTTATTTCAAAAGAAATAGCCATGAGACTATGCGTATCAACAAGAACAGTGGAAAGAAGAATTTTTGATATTAAACAGAAAGTAAAAAAGTTAGAAGGTGAGTTAAACGGGAAATCTTTCAAATAGTGAGTTGTTGAATATTGCCATCGAAAATGGTATTATCAACATAGACACCATTCAGAAAAAAATTGAAATGAACGAAAGGAAAAAATTTATTGAAAAACACACTTACAGCATTTGGCAAGGAAAAGATGGAAAGTTTTACACATATTTGCCAGATGAAGATAATAAGAGAGGAAAGAGACTTGTAAAGAGAACATCTGAAAAATCAATTGAAGATGAAATAGTAAAGTTCTATAAAGCTAAGGAGGATGAACCTACAGTTATTCAGGTATATTCTAATTGGATTTCTGAAAAACTTGAATATGGTGAAATAACAAGACAGACAAAGGACAAGTACGAGACAAATTTTAAAAGATTTTTTGAAAATAAGTATTTGCCGATTGCAAATAGAAAAATCCGGTACATTGATGAAGAAATATTGGAATCATTCATAAAAACAGCTATTTCAAAACTGGAACTTACGCAAAAAGCTTATTCTGATATGCGGATATTGATTAACGGAATTTTCAAATATGCAAAGAAAAAACATTATACCAGCCTGAGCATAACCAGTTTTATGGGTGATTTGGAAATTTCGGAAAAGTCATTTAAAAAGAACCATAAGTCAGACTGCGAATTGGTATTTTCTAAGGATGAGGAACTTTTAATTGAACGATTTGTAATGGAAGATGAGCCTACATTGATAGAACTTGGCATTATTTTGGCATTTAAAACAGGATTGAGAGTTGGGGAAATATCTACCCTCTCATGGTCTGATGTCGGAGAAAATAAGATACATATATCAAAGACAGAAATAAGATATAGAGATGATAATGGCAAATATGTATTTGATGTTCAAAATTTTCCTAAAAGTGATGCTGGGTTTAGAGATGTTATAATTACCGCAGATACCAAAGAACTTATGAGAAAAATAAAAATGCTCAATCCATTTGGGCAATATATTTTTATGAAAAACGGTAAACGAATAAAAGGTCAGGCATTTACAAGGCGGCTATATGTGATATGTGATAGAATAGGAATTGGTGAACGTTCAATTCACAAGGCAAGAAAGACGTATGCAACAAAGTTGATAGATGGAAATGTTCCAGAATCGGTAATAAAAACACAAATGGGGCATACAGATATCAGAACAACTCTCGATCATTACTATTTTAATAACAAGACAGAGAGTGAAATGCAGGAATATATTGCAAAAGCATTATCAATGTAAAAGGTAACACGAGGTAACACCTTTGGAGATAAAGAAATTCAGTATTTATGCGGGTTTGAGAGAATTTATACCGAGTTCGAATCTCCCTTCCGCTACTTTATTTTTATTTAAGAAAACCTTGTGAAGCCTTGATTTTACTGAAAGAAAGGAGTTTTTGAATGGTGTCTTTTCTAAAGGTCAAAATCAAAGGTAACACTAAAGGTAACACGAACGGATGTATGGACGCTTAATGCGTTCTTTTTTTTTGTATTTTTTGACGGCAAACTGTCGGAATCGTGACGGTTTTGCCGCCTTTTTTTATGCAAAAATATAATCAAAGGGAGGGATGGTGGTGTTTTCAGATGAAGTTCTTGAAAAAATTTTTGCCAGAAAAGAGTTACAGTCCTTGGACTTGTCAACGCAGTCGTCTATCATACACGCAATAGAAGATGTTTTAGAGGAGGTCAAACAGGATGAATATGAGCGGAGCATACCAGAATCCGATTTATAATCAGCAGATGCAGCAATACGGGCAGCAGTACGCATACAATCCGTATATGAATCAGCCACGCATTGATAATACACAAAATTATATGCAGGCACCGCAGCAAATTCAGCAGCAGATCCCGGTTCAAACTTTTGGCATAAATGGAAAAGTAGTTCCGGCGGTAGAAAACATCACTGCCAATGATGTGCCAATGGATGGCAGCGTTGCATTTTTCCCAAAACAGGATATGACAGAAATATACGCTAAAAGTTGGAACGCAGATGGCACAATTCGCACAATCGTTTTTAAGCCAGTTTCGCATGATACTGTTAGCAATTTATCGCATGATACTGAAAAATTGAAATTTGACCTATCAGACGAGTGCACAGGTGCATTTATGCAGAAGTTTGATGAACTTTTTGGGAAGATTGAACAGATAGAAAACCGATTAGATAAAATTCCAAGCAGTCAAAGAAAAACTTCACAGGTAAAAAAGGAGAGTGATCCAGAATGAATCCGGCACAATTATTGTTAAATCAAATGATGAATTCTCCGCAGGTTCAAAACAATCCTATGGCAAAAAATGCCATGCAAATGTATCAAAGCGGAGATACAGGTGGACTTAAGACAATGGCAGAGAATCTCTGTAAAGAAAGAGGAATTACGGTAGATGAAGCAAAACAGAAAGTTATGAGCATGTTTAATCATTAGTACATTTTGGGGTGCGCGCAAAATAACCGGTTATCCCATTTGTAAATAGATCAGATGGAGGTAAACAAAATGTTTAATGGAAATGCAATGCCTAGTCTTGCTGATATTGCAGCAGTGACAGGAAACGGAAGAAACAATGATGGCATGTGGGGCGGCGATGGCTGGTGGGCTATCATTATCTTCGCTATGATTTTTGGCTGGGGCGGCTTTGGCGGCAATGGCTGGGGAGGAAACGGAGGTATGGGAGCGACAGCATCTGCATACACCGACTCTGCAATTCAGCGTGGGTTTGACACGCAGGCTATCATCGGAAAGTTAGATGGTATCACAAATGGTCTCTGTGATGGATTTTACGCACAGAATACCGCCGTTATGAACGGTTTCCATGGTGTAGACAATGCAATCTGCAACCTTGGCTACCAGACACAGCAGGGATTTAATACCACAAACGTGACACTTATGCAGGCGCAGAATGCTTTACAGTCCCAGTTGGCTAATTGCTGCTGCGAGACCAGGGAAGCTATCCAGGGTGTAAACTACAATATGTCACAGAACACCTGTGCACTGCAGAACACCATGAACAGCAACACAAGAGACATTATCGACAGCCAGCAGGCAGGAACAAGGGCAATCCTTGATTACCTGTGTCAGGAAAAGATTTCTTCCTTACAGGCAGAAAATAATGACTTAAGAAGAGCCGCATCACAGGATCGCCAGTCTGCATTGCTCACTACTGCAATGTCAGCGCAGACACAGCAGATCATCAACGCTGTAAATCCGGCTGCAATCCCGGCATATGTTGTTCCAAATCCTAACGCTTATGCGTATGGCTGTGGATGCAACACAGGATGTAGTTGCTAAAAGTAGCTGCTACACAAAATTGAATAATTGAGTATCTTAATTGAGTTTAACTCGATTATGTCTGCTGTGCAGTATTGCTTATAAACACAAAGGGCAGACTATAATGTTTGCCCTTATTTTTGAAAGAGAGGTAAATAATTATGGCAGAATTTACAGGAATTGCAATTCAAACTGTCGCGCAGGGAGAAGATGTAGCATTTACAGAAACTCCGGTATGCGCAACAAAATGCATTGTTCATAGACAGGGAAGCGGCATTGTTAAATTGAGAGGACTTACAAATCAGTGCCGGGCAAGATTTTTGGTATCTTATTCCGGGAACATTCAAATTCCTACCGGTGGCACAGTTGAAGCTATTTCACTGGCTATTGCAATTGACGGAGAACCGTTGCAGTCAACTCGAATGATTGTTACACCGGCGGCAGTTGAAAACTTCTTTAACGTTTCGGCGCAGGCATATGTGGACGTTCCTCGCGGTTGTTGTGTTACGGTAGCGGTACAGAATACGTCTACGCAGTCAATCGAAGTTCAGAACAGCAATTTAATTGCAGTCCGGGAAGCGTAAGGAGGGCGGTTTTATGGATATTAAGAGAATGCACGAAATGATTGAAAAACTGTCTGAAAGCGCAGAGTGTGAGTTTGCAAAAGGTATCGAATGTGTAGATACAGAAGAGATGGGAAAAGTCACGGACATGCTTAAAGACCTTGCGGAAGCCATGTATTACCGGACGCTTACAAAATCAATGGACGAAGCAGAACCAGAGCAGGTTCTTGATATGTTTGAGCGTTACGGAGACGGCAGACGGTATTATGATCGTTACCGGTATGCAAACGGCAGATTTGCCCCAAAAGGAAGAGGTACGCGCCGCGGATATGAAGAACCTCCATACTGGCACATGACACCGGAAATGTACCGGGAAATGGAACACGACCGTGATATGGATCTTTCTTCCGGCAGAATGTATTATACCGAGCCTAAAATGACACCAGATGGTGGAATGCGTGACCGCAGAGAGGGAAAAAGTGGAATGAGCCGAAGAAGCTACATGGAAAGTAAAGAGCTTCACAAGGGCAATACGCCGGAGGACAAGGATGCAAAGATGCATGACCTTGAAAGATACATGAAAGAGCTTTCGGAGGATATGGCGGAGCTTATCTCTGACATGACACCGGAAGAGCGCACGATGACAAAAAGCAAGCTGTCAACGCTTGTTTCCAAAATGTAATGGCAGGGGCAGAAATGCCCCTGTTTGTTTGAACATTGACAACTGAATATCAGCTAGTGATTTGTGGATTTGGAAATTTTTCAAAAAGGTATTGACTTTTTGTGCGTACTATTATATATTAAATGTGCGTACAGAAAGAAGGTGCTGAGAATGTCTCCACGCACAGGCAGACCTAAAGTTGACAATCCTATGAATGAAAGACTTTATGTTCGAGTATCGAAGCAAGAAAAAGATGAAATTATGAAATTTTCATCAGAAAGTGGATATTCCATATTAGAACTTATAAGAGCGGGGATTGAAAAGCTAAAAGGTCAAAAAAAATAAGAAGTTGCCACGCTACCAACGAAAACAACTTCTTATCAACCGAGATAACTCTCTGTGAAATATTTTATCATAGAGAGTATCTCTTTTCAAGAAAAAATTGAAAGGCAGGAAAAATCTATGAGAGAAATGTATATTGAAGAAATTACCAAAAATCTGAATGTACTCAGCGAACACTTTTTAAAATGTGTGTGGATTTTTACAAGTAACCTTGCATCCGACAAGAAAGGCGGTGCGAGATGAAAGAACAGCTGATAACGGAAATCCAGAACATACAGGACGAAAAATTTTTGCATTTCATTTTGAACACGATACTTTCATTCAAACAGAAATGGGGGATTTGCTGATGAACAATATTCATATGAAACAATTAGAACAGACGTTAACCAGTATGGAAGTTTCGGAAATGGTTGGGAAAGAACACGGAAAATTATTGAAAGATATACGGCGATATACATCGCAAATCGCCCAAGCCAATATTGGCTTGGGCAACGAGAGCAAAATTGCGTTGGTTGATTTCTTTCGAGAAAATACATATAAAGATGCTAACAACCAAAGCAGACCTTGCTATGACATCACGAAGAAAGGATGCGAATTTATCGCCCACAAGCTGACAGGAGTAAAGGGAACGGCTTTCACAGCTCAATACATCAATCGCTTTCACGACATGGAACAGGCTCTGAAAAATCCGCAGGCTGAAATTCCGGATAAAGACCCGTTTTCACACTGGAGCATCGTAAAAAAGATAGAGAGTGGTAAATGGTTTAATAAAAATAACTGGAAACTCAAAATTATCTGTGACCGGTTCGGATGGACGAGAAAATTTTTATATCACAAAATTCTTGTGGAATTGTCTGATTTACATAACTTAGAACTTGTGGAAAAGTTCTATACAGTCACATATGGGCATAAACCGGAGTACAAGATGGACTTGCTAGACTACAGCAAAGAACTTGCTGGAACAGCAACAAGGTACATTAATTATTTGTTGATTGAAGAGCAAGAAGAATAACTTTAAATTTAGAAATCACTGGCTGATATTTGGCTGGTGGTTTCTTTTTTTGGAGGTAAATATGTTTGTGATAAATGGTATTGAATGGAAAATAGAATTTGTCCGTGGCGCAAGCAGTAAACTGATGCGCTCTGATGGCTCTACCAGCCTTGCTGTGACAGATTGGAATGATAGGATAATATATGTTTCAGATAAACCGAAAAATGGCTATTTGCGCAAAATACTGGCTCATGAGTTATGTCATTGTTTTTGCTTTTCCTATAACATTCATATGCCGATTGAGCAGGAAGAGTATCTTGCGGACTGGATCAGCCTGTACGGTACTGATTTGATCTATCTTTTGGATGATCTGATGTCAAACATTGATTGGAGGGCAGCATAGTGGACAAAATAGATGAATTGCTGCGGTATATTCACAGAACAAACCCGGAAATGACAAGGGAAAAGCTGATAAATGAACTAAGCAGAAGTGATTACGCCGCACGTTCTTTGCTTTTCACAAAAGAAGTTGTTTGTCAAGAAGAAAAATAGTAAAATGTTTTTGGGGTGATAGTATTGTACAATGGATGTCATACATCTTTTGATGTTATGAAAGAATATATGATCTATGGAGCGGAGCTTGATGAAAAATATCAGATCCCGATTGTCCCGGCATGCAGCTTGGATTATTTGCCGGAGGACTCCATAGATTTTGGAGAGAGCTTTTCACAAAAGATAAAAGGGCATAGAAAATTAAATGTGAATTTTTATATTGACGATTCAAAGTTTCAAAGACTGTGGAATAACCCGGATAAATACATGGAACACTTGAAGTGTTTCCATTCGGTCTGTATGCCGGATTTTAGTATTGCTACAGGCGATTGTGGTATGCCGTTTGCTTTGAATCTATATAACGTGTACCGGAACCATGCGCTTGCACATTATATGCTGCTGAACGGGATCCGTGTTATACCGTCCGTAGGCATCCCGGACAAAGACAATTATGATCTTTGCTTTGCCGGGTACAGTAAAGGCGGTGTGATCGCTGTATGCACAAATGGAAGAGTGCGGGCAAAGGCAGCTCGGATTGAGTTTTGCGAGGGATTCAAAGTTATGATCGACATGTTGCAGCCACATACAGTGTTGATCGTCGGGAAGATACCGGATGAATTAAACACCGATGTAAAGATTGTAAATTATAAATCACGCAACCAGAAAGTAAATGAGGGATTTTCAAATGGGAACAAGAACAACAAAATCACAGAAAAAACAGAAACAGACTGAGAGTCAGAGGAAGAGAAGAGAACGAATTAGTCAAATTTCACAAGTTGCGAAATGACGCATAATAATTTACTGTGCATATTGTCTTTTCACAGTTTGAATCTCATTTTTCAACTTTTGAATTTTTTCTTCTTGGAAAATGGCTCGATTTTGAGATAAGAAATCAGAATTTTCACGCCCCGGCGGTCTGCCGGTGATTCTTCAGATGCTTACTGGATGTATGTCGGTGGAGTGTGCCCGGACAAGATAAACGCAGCATTTACAGGTTCGCGACGTCGTAAAAGCGATTTACAGGCGTTTCGTGCTGTGTATATATAAAAGTACTGCATTGCCTTGCGCGAGCCTCAAAATGGCTTATACGTGTTCACTTAAGCGCATTATATGACCGGGCGTGTATCTTGTCAAGCTGGAATATATCCGGGCACTGGAAAAAGCCGGGGGTGCCCGGCTTAAAATTCCTCTATTTCTGCGGCGTTTTGTTCCCAGTCTGGAAGAGTTTTAAAAACTTCCCATGCATCGTTAAACGTTTTAAAGTCCGTTCCTTTGCCGTCATTTCTGAAAAATCCATCTTCAACGCTATAAACGCTTCCCATGCATGTGATTTGAAAAACTGTCTGTGCTCCGTTCTGATAAGTCATTTGTAAATCCTCCTAAAAAAATAAAATTCCCTTACGGGTAAAGGCAAGCCGGGGAGTCGAACCCCGGTAAACGCCGCCGCTTGCCTATGCGTTTGCTTCCGCTCTTAAAATCTCTATAGCTTCGTCTGTTGTGTGTTCTCTGTACCACTTCCATGGCTTGCTATATGCCTTCGCCAGCGCAAAATCTTCTTGAGTTTCTAAAAAATAATTCCTAACTTTCAAAAATGCTTTCTCAGCTTCTTCTAATTTATTCATACAATCAACCATCCTTTCATTTATGCCCTGTCTCATCAGTGCAGGTGGGGCAGTTCCTGCAGACCGCCACGCGGGCGGTTTCGACTTAATTTTTCATTGCGCAACCTGTCCAAGTTTTACAAGTTGTACCGTTACAACTTATACCGCATTTTTTACAGCTATAACACATCGTGTTTAAGTCACCATAATAAATATTATATGCATCCTGTCTTTCTTCCGGTCTCATTGCAAGAACGCGTTCAAATGCTCTTTTTACAGTCGGGAGAACAGCCGCGCCGCTTTTAATCGCCTTGGCAAGCGCCGCCATTTCATCGGCTGTTTTATCGTAAATGTGTGAAATTATGTTATCAAATTCTTCTGCTGAAATATTAAGTTCTTTTAAATCCTGTTCGTATGTTCTCATGTTTACGCCTCCCTCTCAATTTCTACTTTCTCAATTCTTCCGGCTTTCATTTCTTCGATGATCGCCGCCAGTTCGTCAAGGATATTTCCCTCTTCTGGTTGCTGAAAAGTGTAAGTATCATTTATCTTTCCCTCAATTTTAATTTTAACTTTCATGATCGTTCCCTCCTGTTTTTGTGTTTTTTGTTTTCCTGTTGAGATTATAATACATTATATAAGGCACAAAAACAATAGACATAATAAACAAATATAAGGCACAAAAATGTTGCGTATATTGGTAAAAATATATAAGGCACAAAAATAGAAACTGTTTATTATGAAGAAAATCGTTTTAATTGACATATAAGGCACAAAATGTTATAATAGAACAAATTAAGGAAAGAAAGGAGTATTATAAATGGAAGAGGATAGAAAAACAACAGAAGCGCATAGGAAAGCAGTATATAAATATGATGACAAATTCGAACGGGTCAACTGCCGTTTTGCAGTTGGAACAAAAGAAAGGATTCGAAAAGCCGGATATAAAAGCGTCAATGATTTTATTAAACTTGCCGTAATGGAAAAATTAGAACATGATGAAAAAATTTTAAAATAAGGCACAAAAATATATTGACATATAAGGCACAAAATGTTATTATAATATTGTCGAAAGGCAATAGGCGAAAGCCAGAAAGGAGAAAAATGAACGAAGATATGAATATGCAGGAAAACGCACGACTTGTCCTTGGGCTTAGATCTGCCGGATGGAGTGAGAAAAAAATCAATGATTTTTTACTTTACATCGAAACTGGAGATGAACAGTATAAGCCGACACCAGATAAGGAGTAGAAAAAAGGGCTGGAAAAAATCCAGCCCGACACACAAAAACCATACCAAGTGAAATGTATGCTATTTGAATATAGCACATCCAGAGAAGAAAGAAAAGAGGAAAAAGCTATGTTAAAGATTTTAAAAGAGTTAGGACAGATGGAAGGACATTTTGCAGTAGAAATTTTCAAGGTTGAAGAGTTAGGAATGATCGCAGTAGATCACGACACAAGCAACGGCGAGACGATGGAAGCATGGAAATGTGACAGTACAGGCGCGGCGCTGGATGAAGATACACCGAGTTTTAGAGTTAAAGAAATTAACGATCCTGTATCTTACGATGAGGACGGAGAACCGGATCAGTGGGAGCTGGTAGGGTTTGAAATTGAATAATTGAAATGAGTATTGATAATTTGACAGCTTGAAATATAGCTGTCTTTTTTTGTTTAAAACGTAGAAAATCTTTGTTAAATTTTCACAAAATTTCAAGAGTGATAATTTTATTACGGACAGGACAAAAATGATAGAATAGTATTAGTTTTGTTGCAATGCAACACCTCTGCAACAAATTGCAACATTTTTGCAACGTAGAGTAAGACACTAGAGTTAGAGAAAGAGTATATTCTCTCTTGTAATATTAAAATATATATTATAAATAAGGCAGTATATTTATATAAATAATATAAATAATATATATAATATACAGGCTTAAAATTTAATTTTAAAATATACCTTGACAAGAAAATGATAGAATGATATTGTTTTATTAAATTAAAAACGCATTCGGGCAACGGGCGGCGGCAGCCGTCGAGGTCCCGAAAGAAACGGACTTCATGCAGCCGGTACAGTCGAGATCATCATGATCTGATTGTATCAGTTGCATTTTTTATTTTAAGTATTCCAGTACTGGAGAGAGGAGATGTCGATCATGTCAGCAGTTGAAAATCAGGAAGTAAATAATACAGTTGATGTTTTTAAAGATGACATTGACATGTATATAAATCTCTGGATGGAAGAGAGGAATATAGAGGATTTATGCAAAATATCACAGAATAGATGGTATAACTGCTGTAAATATGTCTATGAGAATGTATTTAAAGTTAATCCAAAGTACTTAAAGGATGATAATAATATTAATAATGCCTATGATACAGATAAGGTTAACGAGGTATTAGATATATATATAGACCTGTGTAATGACTACGAGAAAGTAGTGAATATTGTTGGATTTACATTCTTTACCGGAATACACAGAGACACGTTAAACGGATGGGTTAATGGCGTTCAACTTGCCTCATCAGGTTCCGACATTTGCAAAAAAATTGACGAAATGCGTGAGGAAAGTTTGGTAGGTTTACAGGTTTCCGGCAAAGGAAACCCCATGAATTACATGCCGTCACTGAATAAGTACTGCGGCTTTAATATGCCGGGCGTAAGAGACCAGGGAGCCAGAGCAAGAGCGTTGACAGCTTCGGAGCTCCCCAAACTGGGAAGCGGGAATTGTGCGAGATTGCCGGACAACTTCGACAATTCAAGCCCGGATAATGGTGAAATCGTGATAGACAATTCAAACAATTTAAAGCCCAGTGTTTAATGGTCTTAAGGCGCATTAAATCGTTGATACATTACGCAAAACAAGGGTTTTGCGAATAGTTGTAAAATACGAATGGAATTGTACGAACAATTCAAACAATTTATCAATGTTCAAAGCATGATTCGGCATGGATGGGGAGGGGGTTTGATAGGTTGAGAAAATCAGCACTACTAAGTCCTTTAAATATCCTCAAAAACAAAAAGACCTTTTCGCGCATAGTCCAATTCAACTAGGAGATCTGGAATGACGAGCATAAGCAAAAAGAGGAAAGCGCATAGAACCTTACTTGATCGCGGTGGTGAGAAGGGGAAAATATTCAAGTTAAAGAGAGAATGCTTTTACCACAAAAAGGAGCGTGCCTTTGGTAAGAAAGAATGTCATATATACAGTATTGATTAACATATCAAATTTTCACATCAGATAAAAATTCAAAAGTTACATTCGATAACGATTTTCAAATTTTTTTCAAAAACAAAAAAGGATTTTAAGGGAGCGTATGCATTATGGGAAAACCAAGAGTTAAGGTCGTAAATCCGACAGAAGATTGGCTTGGAACTGAATATTACATAGGCGATAAGAAAATTGAATATGTTAAGAGCGTTGATTTTCGAGTTGCGGTGGATGAAGTACCGCATTTCACTTTTGAAACTATTGGTTTGCCGGATATTGACATGAGCGGTGACATTAGATTCAAGTTTACACCGGAAACTGTTCAGCAAGCGTCTGTGGTGCTTCGAAATGAGTTGATGGCTCGCGGTGAATTGTATCATGTTTTCTTGGAAAGTATGCTAAGTGCCTTGGATGACAAGTTTTGGGATTCAAGGGATAGAAACGGGAATGATCTTGACCTTGGAGAAGAGGATTTCAAAGAAGCTGCAACATTGATGTTGGATCGCTTGATAGGGATTGAAAGCTGAAAGAATGGATGAAATATATGACTGGAAATGAGTATCAGAAATTAGCTATGCGGACAAATGACCATAAGGCAACAGATAGATTGCTTGGAAGTATGTTGACATGCGACATGGAATATCTGTTACAGAAAAATTTGATTGCAGAAGATGAACGACATCTTGACATTGGTGGTATTTTCAATTCTTGTCTTGGATTGTCCGGTGAGATTGGAGAGTTTAACGACATGATTAAAAAGTGGATTTTCCACGAGAAGCCGCTTGATGTTGAACATGCCAAGAAAGAAGCAGGAGATATTTGCTGGTACCTAGCAATGCTTTGTGAATCCTTCGGTTGGAGCCTTGATGAGATTATGCAGATGAACGTAGACAAGCTTAAGGCGCGTTATCCGGAAGGGTTTGACGTTGAAAGAGCGAACCACAGAGCGGAGGATGATGTGTAATGTCAGAATGCAAACAGTGCTGTGGAACTTGTAAATATAGTTCATACGACAAAATGCAGGGCTATGTATGCGTGAACGATGAGAGCGAATATGTAGCTGATTTCGTGGAATACGACCACGAATGTGATGAATGGGAGAGTAAATGATGGAGATCATTAAAACAGTTACGTCAACACTGGATGTGTTATTGATGTTGATGTTATTCATGTATGGCAGGGAAGTAAAAGAAAGAGAAGCAGCAGTTGGATTAGGAATAACCATCGTACTATTGATGCTGAATATATTTTTGATGTGGAGATAGAAAATGCTTTATACAGTCCAATATTTGGTATTTGCTTTCAGCTGCCTATCATTTGTGCAGAGGAAAGAGCAATCTTTTCATTCTTCCATGCTCTATTGTACACTCCTGCGTGGTGCAAATCCACGCCACATCAATTTTGTATATCCGCTTAGTAAGGTGCTTTAATTAGAGGTATGAGCATGATTTTAAACTGTGTAAATTGTGGCGCACCAATTGAAAGTGACAAGAAAGCGTGCCCTTATTGCAAAACTCCATATGGTTTACGTACAAAGATAGAACTGGAACCATATATTGATTCAAACGGAATGATTTGCAGACATGAACCGGAAATGATAGAAGTAACAACTTTGGAAGATTGTGAACATAGGTTTATTAGGAAGTAATTGAAATGTGTGATTTTTGCAATGGGAAAGAATCATATAAAACTGCATATGGAGAATTTAAAATCAAAAAATTGGGCTATATAAATGTTATTCAATGCCATATTGATAAATGTCCACAGTATGCTAAATGTTGTAGCAATGGAATGAACGTAGCGATAGCAATGGAAATTGAATTTTGCCCGATGTGTGGTAGAAAGTTGGTGGAAGAATGACATGCTATGAATGTGCTTATTTTGGAATTGAATGGAATGAATTTTTGAAAAAAACGATAGAATTTTGTAACCATCCAGAAAAGTATATTCCTCCAGTAGGATTTGCTTATAAAGAACACGATTGCGAATTTTTCAAAAACAAATCTGGGATATCAAAATGGGACTCTTATTCAGAAAAAGAAAAAGAACAGGCATTGAGGTATTTTCGTGAAAACTATCACAAAAATCCTATTGAAGGTTTAACATGCGAGGGGGCTGAAATGAGTTTCATTGAATATCTAAAAAATGTTGATGCAAACTCATAAGGAAGAGAAGGAGTGTATGAAGCATGATTGTCAATATCAATAACAGCACATACGAGATGAACAGCAAACAGTACAAAGCAGTTCTTGATACGGCGAGCAAAGCGGTTACCTGCGGCATATACGCCATTGAGAAGAACAAGGTAGCAATCATGCTTCGAGAGGAATATAAAAGCAAGGAAGAGCTGAAACAGGCAGTTGGTAATTATACGGCGAAAGGGTTCAAGGTGCATTGGAAATGAAGAAAACACGTTCAAAAATCATAATCAAAACTAGAAAAGGCGGTTACACAAAGATTTATGCTAACGGAAAATGGCAAAAGGGAGTGTATAATATTGATTTCCATGCTGACTGCACGCCATTGAGATACCCATACATAAAAATTTCTTGTGAATTTGATAAGTATAAGACTGATAAAAACGGTTCGGTTATTTACGACCCGGAAAAAGAAGAAATTGCAAAAGAACACGTAGTTGCAAGAATTTAGGGAGATATTGTGAAAATATCAGAAATCTCTATTATAACTGCTTTGTAGAAAGTATTGAGGATATTGATTAGATGATATTACCGGCTAACAAATGGAGTTAGTCGCTAACCAACAAAAATTATTGGCAGAGGTCTTAAGGCACTTCTGCTTTTGCGGAGGTGCTTTTCTTTTGGCAAGTTCAAGCCTAATTTCCACAGTAAATGGATATGAAAATTACATACAGGTGCATGGCGTTGATGAACAGGTAATAGATGCCATGGAAGAAGCGGCAAGGGTAGCCATTCTGACGGAAAAGGATGTTGAGTATGGATTAAAGGTTTCTGCCAGAGCGAAAGAACTGACGGAGCAGTTTATCTTTCAATCCACTGGCGGTACACCGTGGGATTTAGAGAAATATTCATTCCAAAACAAGGTATCTTATGAAATTCTGGACAAATACTACGGAATTTTGCTTTTAGAAGCGCAAAACAAAGTTGTGGATAGTGCTTTCCAGTATTTGGAGAAGAAGAGAGAGCCTAAAGAGCGGTTTTACATGCCAAGAAGAAAGCAATTCTTAAAAATCGGACTCATAGATGCGCTGCAAGGCATGATTGATGATAGATATGACATCCTGTGCGTATCCCTTGTTCCAGGTGCGGGTAAAACAACGGTTGAAAAAATGTTTCACGCACTTGTTGCCGGATGGTTTCCGAGAGATTTCAGCCTTTTTTATTCGCACAGCGGAGATATTACCAGAATGTACTATGACGGTGTGTACGATATCGTTACAAACGCGGAAGAGTATACATGGAATGAAATTTTCCCAAATCTTTCCGTGACAAGCACAAATGCGAAGATGGAGCAGTTTAATGTCGGGAAGTACAAATCGTTTCCATCCGTACAATGTACGTCTGTTGGTAGTAAGAATGCCGGTAAAGTAAGGGCTTCTAAGTTCTTACTGGTTGACGATATGATAGGCGGTATCGAAGAAGCAATGAATCCCATTATCCTTGATAAATTGTGGGATAAATATGCCGTAGATGCCCGCCAGAGAAAGATACAGAACACGGACGGTAAGAACTGCAAGGAAATACATATTGCCACAAGATGGAGCGTACACGACGTCATAGGGCGCATACAAAATATGTACGAGGGTAATCCGAGAGTAAAGGTTATTGCGGTACCGGATGTAGACCCAGTTACAGGAGAAAGCAACTTTGAATATGAGTTCTCCGGTTTTACAAAAGAATTTTTTGAAGACCAGCAATTATTGATGGACGACATATCATATAGATGCCTTTACAAACAGGAACCGATTGAGCGTGAGGGATTGCTGTTTCCGGAAGATAAAATACGTCGGTATCTTAATTTGCCGCATGGAGAGCCGGAGATTGTAACCGGTCAGTGCGATACAAAGGGAAAGGGAACAGACTATTTTGTTCTGCCTGTATTGCAAAAATACGGAGAAGATTACTACTGCGTGGATTGTGTTTGCGATAACACGGCAGATTATGAGGTTCAGTATGAAAATGCAGCAAATGTTTTGACAAACAACAAAGTTCAGGAATGTGAATTTGAGAGAAATGCCGGAGGGGACCGTGTCGCAATGGAAGTAAACAAGCGAGTGGAAGCCAAAGGATGGATATGCAATATCACAGATACACCGACGGAGACAAATAAGGAAGCAAGGATTTTTCAGTGCTCAAACTGGATATTGCAGCACGTTATATTTAAAGACCCATCATCATATAAGCCGAATGAGCCATACGGAGTAATGATGTCTCTTCTTAAGAGATATTCAGTATCCGGTAAAAAGCAGTTGGATGATGTGCCAGATGTATTTTCAAACTTTGCGCTTAGAGTGACAAATGGAAGGAATGTAGCAAAAGTAGAAGCGGCAGTAAATCCGTTTAGGAGGTATTGATATGGTAAACAAAGATATTTTAAATCAATACTTAGATTTAATAGAAGAAGTAAAAGAAGTAAGGAATAAAATTGAAAAGCTTGAAAAATACATAGAAAAAATTGAGCAGGAAGGAACGGTTATTGATAGCGTTTCTGGCGGAAATGGTGGAAACCAACATTTTAAAATAGAAGGAATACCATTGCCAGAATATAGGCACAAAAAAACCTTGTTATATTCCAGAAAAACCACCCTCGAAATTTTGGAAAACGAACTTCTTGAAAAAACAAATGAAGTAGAAGAGTTTATTGCAAATATAAAAGATAGCAGAATTAGAAGAATAATTAACCTTAGATTTTTAGAAAATCAATCTTGGAATAAGGTTGCCGACCAAATAGGAGGCAATAACACAGAAGACAGCGTTAGAAAAGCGTTCGATAGATTTATGAAAGAGTAAAGTTGTCCGATATGTCCGTTTTTTTTCTGATATAGTTATAATCGAAGAAAGCAACAAAAGTTGAATACTTCACCTCCCCCAATTTATAAAAGCATCGTAGAGAAATCTCCGGTGCTTTTTCTTTTGCAAAGAAAAGAGGATTTTATGGGATATACACCAAAAAAAATATATTGCCCGCGGTGTGGAAGAAAAGTTGCCACGCACGATGGGCGTTCAACAATGAACATTTCTGTGGAATGTAGGAAATGTCACAAAAAAGTGGTATTTTATCCGGAGAATGAGAAGACGGAATTAAAATCTCTTCCAATCCGGTCAACATCCAGTGGGATGACGTTTATTTAGGAGAAAAAAATGAGAAATGACAAATCTCTCCAAGACCTTGTTAAAGGCTGTTATGGTAGAAAAATTTTATATACAGATGTTGAAACCATCACAGAAGATAATATTGTCAATGTGGTGGGAGACTGCATCGGAAATTTTTATTACAACAAAACCATCATAGAATATCTTTGGCGATATTACAAAGGTGACCAGCCTGTTTTATACCGTGTAAAGGTGCAAAATGCTGATATTACAAACAAAATAGTAGAAAATCATGCGTATGAGATTGTTCAGTTCAAAGTAGGACAGACATATGGCGAGCCAATACAGTTTATCAGTCGAAAAGATGATGATGAAATTAATCGGGCAGTGGATGCGCTGAATGACTATCTTGTGGATGCGAATAAACAGGAAAAAGACATTAAAGCAGGAGAGTGGCAGTCAGCAACTGGAACATCTTTTAAGGCTGTGAGATTTTCAAATGGAGAAATACCATTTCAGATTGTTGCCCCTACTCCGATGAATACTTGTGTTATTTATAATCGGAGTACGGAAGAACCGGTGATTGCCGTACAGGAGCTTAAGGACGAAGATGGAAGATGGTACAAACTGTGCTATACAGACAATTATTCATGCAAAATTCAAAATGGAGTAGTTTCTGAATGGAAATTGCACGCATTTGGAAGTATACCTATTGTTGAGTTTCCAAATAATCATGAGAGAATTTCTGATATTGAGCTTGTCATAGGTATTTTGGATGCCATAAACAATATGCAGTCAAACAGAATGGATGGAATTGAGCAGTTTGTTCAGTACTGGGTTAAGTTTGTGAACTGTGAAATCGACCAAAAAACGTTTGAAGAGATGAAAATGAGCCATGCTTTGACGGTAAAGTCCAATAACAAGGATAACAAAGCCGATGTTGAGATTATGACGCAGGAACTAAATCAGAGCCAGTGTCAGGTGGCAAAAGATGATTTGTGGGACAATGCCTTGGCAATATTAGCAATACCAAACAGAGAGTCCCAAAACTCTGGAGGAGATACACAAGGAGCAGTATCATTAAGGGCTGGATGGGATTTTTCAAAGACAAGAGCAAAATTAAAAGACCCAATTGTGAAATCGGCAGAGAAGAGACTTGCAAAAGTTGTCTTAAATGTAATACGCGTTAAGGACAAGGATTTGAAATTGTCAATGAGGGATTTTGATGTGCAAATCAATCATAGCCCGCAAGACAATATGTATACAAAGTCGCAAACACTATATCAGCTTTTAGAGTGCGGCATACATCCTCTTATTGCCATTAAAACGGTGGGGCTTTGGGGAGATGCTGAAAAGACATTCCTCTTGTCTAAGCCATATATAGATGCGTTGTGGAAAACCATTGATGATGCAGAAGAGCAGGAACAAAAAGCACAGGAAATTGTAAATCAATTAAATAAACAGCAAAATAAGACAGCTACCGAGTAATCGGCGGCTGTTTTTATTTTATAAAAATTCGCAAAGTTGTGAGCGTAAAAAACAACAGTGTCATTCGGTGTCGTTGCACCGCAAAAATTCGTAAAGACATATCGGAGGTAATCAATGAAAAGAGAAGAGTTAATTGCAATGGGTATCAGTGAGGAAAATGTTGAAAAAATCATTGCTGATTACGGCAGTGCCGTACAGAGAGAACAGGCAAAAGCAGCAGAGCTTAAGGCAAAGGCAGACAGCGCAGATGAGTTGCAGAAAAAGCTGGATGAAATGGAAGCAGGAAACCTCACGGAACTTGAAAAAGCAAACAAGGCGTTAGAGACAGCAAATCAGCAGATTTCAGATATGCAGAAGAAAAACGCTATCAGAGACCAGCGCGAAGCATTGATGGAAAAGTTAAAAATCAATGCAGAGCAGGCAAAATCTGTCGTCAAAGATGATGGAAGCCTTGATTATGACGCTCTTGGAAAGATTACATCCGAAAAGGAAACCGCAGCAGCGCAGGCAAAGGAACAGGAGATCGCAAATAATTCTGAAAATCCGGGCGGCGGTACTGCAGGTGGAGAGAATAAAAAAACGGCAGATGTTGAAAATGCCGAAAGTATCAGCTTTGGCGAACCGGCAAAAAATGCAGAAGCCAAAGACCATTATGTTTTATAGGAGGTAAATTATGGGAAAACCAATTGAAAGAGACTTTACACAGAGTAAAGGAATTTTAAAATTCTTTCCTTATGAGGGTGCGGCGTGCATCGTTCCGCAGACAATGGTAACAAGTGCCGATGCAAACGGAAAGAAGATTGCAAAGGCAGGGACACCGTTCCCAAGCAATGACGAATCTTGCAAAGGGTATCTTCTGGAAGATGTTGACGTAACAATGGGAGATGCGCCTGGAACTTATGTATATCAGGGTTCTATTGACAGCGCAAAGGTAACGGCAAATGGAGTGACCGTAGAAGCAACTGCAAAAGCAGCAACACCGCGTGTCACTTTTTTTGATTAAGAAATGGAGGTATTAGAGAATGGCATTACCATTAGCAGAAGCATTTACCGCAAGAAGTCTTGGGGTTATGTGGAATAATTATGAAAAAACGCTTGGTTCTGCGCCTTACTTAGGTAGACAGAAATTTGGAACCAGAAAACAGGACAGCCTTGAACTTAGATTTATCAAAGGGAAAAACGGTCTTCCGGTATCATTAAAGGCATCCAATTTTGATGCGCAGGCAGAGTTAAGAGATGTCGGTGGATTTTCGGATATTCAGAACGAGATGCCGTTCTACCGTGAATCTTACATGGTAACAGAGCGTGAAGAGCAGGAGTATGCAAATTACCAGTCGGCAGAAAATTCCAACATGGCAAACCAGGTGCTTAGAGAAATCAGCAAAAAACCGATGATGCTGATTGAGGGCGCAAGAGTAGTGCCGGAACGCCAGATTTGGCAGTTATTAGCACCATCTGATGGTATTCCAAGAGTACAGGTAACAATTGGTGGCAAGAGCTACTATGTTGATTATACTTCCGATAATGGAGTATCGCACAAGAGAGACCATTACAAAGATATTTCTGGAAGCGATACCGATAAATGGTCTGCATCCGAAACAGCAACGCCACTTGATGACCTTATCGAGATTAAACGTGAGTTTGCAAAGAAAACCGGATATTCCCTTGCACGTTTTAGCATGAATACAGAAACGTGGGAGATGGTTCTTAAGGCAGAAGACACAAAGAAACAGGTGCTTGGAATTACTGCTTACAATGGAGGTATTCGTTTACAGCAGGGGCAGGTTACAGAGTATCTTAGAGGATACGGCATCGAGATTGAAGTTTACGACAAACTTTACATCGACCCGGCAGACGGTGCCACCAAATATTTTATCCCTACAGGAGTTATTTCAGCGCAGGCATCCGGCGTGTACCTTGGAGATTATGTCTTTGGAAAGACACCGGAAGAGAGAAGCGGAAGTTTAACAGACGGAAACCTTTCTATTGTAGAAACCGGTATTTCGGTGTATACATACGCAACAAATCATCCGATCAACACTCATTGCGTTGTGTCAATGATCGGATTGCCTACTTTTGAGGGCATGGACAGCGTTGTTGTCATGAAAGTTGCGTAGGAGGTGCGGTATGATTGCTGAATACACGGTAAAGCGCAATGGAAGATGGTACAAGGCAGGAGATGAAATCCCGGACATTGTTCCGGGAGAGAAATCTTCCGGCGGGTACACCAAGACAGAGATTAACAGAATGAGCACTGCTGATTTACAGGCACTTGCCGCTGAACATGGGATCGATGGTGCAGAAGAAATCAGTGGAGCGGAACTGAAACGCATTTTGATCGATCAGTTTGGATTATAGGTAGGGAAGAATGGACGAATATACAACATTAGAGCAGGTCAAAATCAGACTGAAACAATTTCATATTGAAACCGTTACGGACGAAGATGGTGTTACTTCTGATGTTGTCGTGTTCGACCAGAAAGAAGATAACCCTTACATTGAACAGCTTATCAAGCAGGCAAGAAATGAAGTGGTAAGCAAGCGGAATTACCCGGAAAGCTACACGGATGAAAAAATATCCGAAGACTTGAAACAGTTTGAGGATGTAATCGTCAATTTAGCCGTGTACGACCATTCACAGGCAGGAGAAGCCTATATGGCAAGCTATTCAGAAAACGGAGTGAGCCGTAGCTGGAAAGACAGGGAAAGCTTGTTTGTCTGTGTATTTCCGTTTGTAAAATCATTATAACTCATCGATTTCGAGGAGTTTAGAAGATTGTGCGTTACGTTTTGCCGATGTTGGCAAAACGTAGCAGGCGGCACACATTGAGCGGTGGTGGGCGGTGTGCCATAAAAAATGAAAGGCGGTATATGATTTGACGATTGAAATATCAACAGCAATCATTATAAGCGTGCTGTCGCTTGGTTTTTCCGTCTTTATGGGCTTGAAGAGCAACAAAAGGACAGACAACACGGATCTTGAAGAGCGCGTGCGGGAGAACACACGCATTAACATGAAGTTGGATGCCATTTCAAACAACACGACCGAGATCAAAAATGAAGTATCTGAGATGCGAAAAGAAATAAATTCTCATGACAACAGAATCATAAAGGTGGAGGAAAGTGTGAAATCGGCTCATCACAGAATTGACGGAATAGAAACCCGTCTTAATGATGACAAGGAGGTTTAATCATGGATATTATACAGTCTGTAATTGCAAATATGACAATTATTCTGGCAATCATTGGTGCGCTGGCATTTGTTGTGTCTGTGGTAACACAGGTAATCAAAGGTGTAGGCGTATTTTCTAAGATTCCAACGGACATTTTGGTATTTGTTCTTTCTATCGGAATCACGGTCGCTGCGTTTGTGGCATACATGCAGTACATCCAGACATCAATTTTATGGTATATGATCTTGGCAGCTATTATTGCAGGATTTATTGTTGCGTTTGTCGCAATGTATGGATGGGAAAAGCTTTCTGAGCTGTGGAAACGGTTCGGCAAGGATGTGAAGTGAAATGCTTGAGATCAATAAGCAAAAAATGAGTTATTCGCAGCAAAGCGGCAAGGTGCCGGTATATGTGACGGATGATGATGGTAACATCGAATATTCTTCGTACACGGATTCTGATGGAAATGTAATTTATTACCTTGATGAGGATGGAAACAAAATACCGAAAACAACCGGAGAGTATACCACAGGTTATGAGAAGCCTGTGGTTTTTTATTCTTCAATCAGCAATAAGTTGAGTGAAGCACTTATAAAAGAGTTTGGCGTTGACAATTCCACAAACTTTGTTCAAATTGTCGAGGACAAAGGGAAACTTCCATTGAACGTCGGTTCTTTGGTATGGAAACGGTCAGATGTAAGGTACAAAGATGAAGAGAATACAATCGTTGACGAAAATTCGGCTGATTACATCGTAAAAGGTGTTGCAGACGAGGGATTGACGGTTGATTTGTTCTTATTGCAAAAAAATGTGAAGTAGGTGCTGAATGGGAAAGAAAGTAATCACCATGAGCTTGTCTGAAAAGTCTATTCAGAAAGCCATACGAGAGCTTAGAGCCTATCAAAACAGCTTGACATATAAATGTCAGCTATTAGCAGAAAAACTCGCGGAAAAGGGCGTAGAGATTGCCAGAGTGCAAATTGCTGACCTTGACGCAATATTTACATCGGAACTGATTTCAAGTGTTCACGCGGAATATGAAGGAAGCACTAAGGGCGGCGGGATATGGGCGGTAATAGCCGGTACAGACCACGCCGCATTTGTTGAGTTTGGAACCGGAATTGTGGGACAGCAAAGCCATTATCCGGGGAAACTGCCAGAGGGTGTTTCGTGGCAGTATGCAAGTGGAAAAACTATCCATCAGATTTCAGATGGAAGATATGGATGGTTTTATCAGGACGACAATGGCGATTGGTGGTTTACAGAGGGAATGCCAAGCCGACCATTTATGTATCTGACCGCAAATGAGTTGCGGCAGATTGTTACACAGACAGCGAAGGAGGTGTTTAAATAATGGCAGGCAACCAGTGGGTATTTGATCTTGAAACAAACATTTTTTCCAATGTTGTAACGATTGCCAAACCAAAACTCCAGAAGAAATACAAAAGCATGAATTTTGACACTGCATTTACAACGGTTGAAAAGAACCTTGATAAAGACCCTGTTTTCCCGACCATTTACATTCACGAGATGCCGGGGCTTGAACGAGGGGCAAATTTAGAGGGAACATCCGTAAATGCAGTGCAGGAAACAATACAGGTTGACGTTATTACAAACACAAAGCAGAGCGATGCAAAAGGGATTATGGCTATTTTAGCCGATGCCTTTAAGCAGATGCGATTTCAAATTACAGCAATGCCGGAGTTTAAAAACGACAGCGAAAAAAAATTTAGAAGCGTTGCAAGGTTCCGGCGGATAATCGGAGCCAACGACAGATTGATGTAAAAGAGCCGAAAGGCTCTATTTTTTATGCACCGGGTGCAAAAAGATGCGCCCGATAACCGCATTATTTGGCGGTAGAAAGAGAGGTAAAAATGGCAGAAGCAGGATTGTCTACGTTAGGCATTACGTTTGGATATGGAACAGAAACAACAGCTGGGACAAAGCCTACATCATTTAAACAGCTTACAAGAATTAACGCAATCGGCGGTATCAACATTGAGCCGGAACAGATTGACGCATCTGCATTAGAAGATGCTATTACCAGATATGTAAAGGGGCGCGCAGATACCGGTGGCTCTTTCCCTATCACGGTAAACCTTACAGATGCCACAAAGGAAGAGTGGGAAGCACTTATCACAGCGTACAAGGCGCTTGCCGGCGGGAAAAGAATGTGGTTTGAAACGATTATCCCGGGATTTACCGAAGCGTTTTTTGTTGTGGCTCAGCCGCCAGAGCAGATTCCACAGCCGGAGATTGGTCAGAACGAACTTTTGACGGTTGAAATGAATCTTACCATTGAAGAATACAAGGGCATGGACACCGCTGTAGCTTTTACACCGGGGGAATAACACGTCAGTCGAATAGTTCGGTTGGATCGGCTGACGATAACCAGACAACCGAGCCAGAGCTTGAAGAAACAATTTAAAAGAACAGGGCGGTCTTCGGACTGCCCTTTCCCTATATGAGAGGGAGAAAGGGAAAGAAAATGACAAAATTAAAATTTGGCGAGAAAGAATTACAGATCAAGTTTGGATATGAAGCAACCGTGAAAAGCGGAATTATCAAGAAAGTAGCAAAATTAGACCAGATGGAAGATATTGAAGCGGTTGACGAAATCCTTTTATTTCTTCCAGAGTTAATCCTTGTAGGCGCGCAGAAGTTTCACAAAGAGGAACTTGGATACAATCCGGACAATGAGGGAGAAAAGGAACAGCAGCTTGGAAAAGTATATGCCATGCTGGATGATTACTTTGACGGAGAAGATGCAGATGTTCAGGTACTTTACAATGCACTTTTAGCGGAGCTGCTTGAAAACGGTTTTTTATCAAAACTGCTCAAAGCAGATCAGAAAGAAGCGGAGAAGAAAACTCCGAGGAAAAAGTAGAAGAACAGAGAGAACTTACATGGGGAACATATTGTGCGGAAATCCGCCCATTCTGGCTTTTAGTTACAAAAGGGTATGGATTTACCGTGCGTGACATAGACACGTCCTGCCCGGCTGACTTACAGCCTTATGCGGATGCTTACAACTTAGATAAAAAGCAAAGAGACAATGAGATGTGGATGTGGTTTGGAACATACGGATTGTCTGCGGTATCGGTGGCAGTAGAACATTGCCTTGCCGGTCGGAAAGCAAAATCAAAGTATATTGAAAAACCAATCAATGAACAGCAAGGAAAATATGATTCGGAAATGACGGAAGAAGAAATTAAGAAACAGAGAGAGCTATTTGTGGCAAAGCTCAAAATTATGCAGTCAAACTATGAGTTGAGCCATCCAAAACCAGAAAAGAACTTGGAGGTATAAATATGTCAATTAGAATTGGATCTGCAAGACATGATGAAAATGGGAAATTGACCGGTGGGAGACCGGGAGATCAGACCGGAACAGAAGTAAGTATGCAAAACTTTTATGTTCATAAAAAAGGATGGTATGTGTTAAGGCCAAAAACAAAAGATATGGCGGATAAACTGGCAGAATCAATGATTACAGCGTGCAATAATGATAATATTGGCTACTGTCAGGGACACCGGCTTGGAATTGTCAAATATGGTATTAATTCAAAAGTAAAAACAGAAGCAGATTGCGGCACAACGGTACGTGCATGCATTATTCATGCAACTGGAAAAGATGTTGGAAATTTCACCACAGCAAATGAAAAATCTGTACTTCTTTCTAGTGGCATGTTTGATGACATTGGAGGTTATGCGGCAGGAATGGTTCTTTACAATGGAGATGTTATTGTCACAAAAACAAAAGGTCATACAGCGATTGTGACAAGCGGAAACCCTAGAAAAAATGTAAAAGATCATTTAAACCCATACCCGGAACCTGCAAGGATTTTAAAGAAAAAATTCCCTTGCATGAGAGGGGATGATGTGAGATGGCTTCAGACGGAGCTTATTTATCACGGATGCCTGGATGAAAAAGATAAAAAGGGAAACAGTAATGTGGACGGTATTCTTGGAAATGATACGGCGACCGGTATTGGAACATTCCAGAAAAAAGTCGGAATTACAGTAGATAAGAAATGCGGACCGGTTACAAGAGAAAAATTAAAAGAGTAGATCAAGGACGGTAAGGTGTCACAGCCTACCGTCTTTTTATTTTGCATAGAAAGTTGGTGCATATATGGCAGACATTGATGAATTACAAATAAAAATCAAAGCTGACTCTGCAAAAGCAAGTAATTCCATAGAAAGTCTTGTAAACAGCATGAATAGGCTCCGGGAAAGCATATCGTTTGACACCGCAAAACTTTCAAATATTGCAAGCGGAATCAGAAGCATTTCCGATGCGGCTACCGGATTCAAAGGTGGTAAATCTTCGGAAATCACATCAATGGTGCGGGCACTCAATAAATTTTCTGGTGTTGATGCAAATTCTATCCACGGAATATCTTCTGCTGTGAGAGATCTTGCATCTGGAATAGCAAGTGTTAAGGCTGTTGATACAAGCGGACTCACAAGCATGGTGTCGGCACTGTCAAAAATTGGTGGCAAGGCATCTACACAGGCGACAAAGAATCTGCCGGCTTTATCTGCGCAGTTACAAAACTTTGTACGCCAGATGAACAAGATAGGTGCATTGAATTTTGATATGACCAATATGAGCAATCTTGTAACGTCCATATCAAGGCTTGGAAGCGTTGCAAGCGGTCGTGCGGTAACAAATATACCTTTGCTTGCTGACAATCTCAAATACCTGTTTGAGACGCTTTCAAAAGCACCAAATGTATCTTCGAATATCATTCAGATGACGCAGGCACTTGGCAATCTTTCCAACAGGTCTGGCGGTGCAATTTCCGGATTAAATACCAGCATCAGTAGTCTTTCCGGTTCTTTCCTTGGATTTAAGACATCCACAGGGAAAGCATTGATCGGACTCAAGTCATTCACAAGACAGATTTTGTCCTCTATGGGGATTTATCTTGGTCTGTACGGAGCAATCAGAGGAATAAAAAATGCAATCGACATATCATCCGCATTAACAGAGGTTCAGAACGTTGTTGATGTTACTTTTGGGGACATGTCAAAGAAAGTCAATGATTTTGCACAGGACTCTATACGACAGTTCGGTATGTCAGAATTGACACTGAAACAGACGGCAAGCCGATTCCAAGCAATGGGAACAGCCATGGGAATTGACAGCAGTTTGATAAAGAAAGCCAATGAGTTTTTGAATAAGCAGACAGATGGCTATATTGGTTTGTCTGATTCCATGGCTGATGTGTCTTTGAATTTAACAAAATTAACTGCTGATATGGCATCTCTGTATAACATAGATCAGGATGTTGTGTCGCAGGATTTAGCTGCAATATTTACCGGACAGACACGTCCATTAAGAGATTACGGTCTTGATCTCACACAGGCAACCCTTAAAGAGTGGGCAATGAAACAGGGATTAGATTCTGATATTGCGTCTATGTCACAGGCTGAAAAGACAATGCTCCGGTATCAGTACGTCCTTGCCAATACGCAGACAGCACAGGGAGACTTTGCGCGTACTGCTGATTCGTGGGCGAACCAGATCAGAATTTTAAAACAGTCGTTTGAACAGCTTGGCAGTGTTATTGGTGGAGCATTAATCAATGCTTTCAAACCATTCGTAAAAGCACTCAATTCCGTTTTACTGGTTGTTATCAGCTTTGTTACAAAGGTTACAAACGCTTTAGGCGCAATCTTCGGATGGAAATATGAGGATTCCGGTGCAGGACTTGCAGATAACTTTTCAGATGCGGCAGAGAGTGCAGATGATGTTGCGGACAGCACAGGACAGGCGGCAAAGAACATCGACAAGATGAATAAAGGTGTCCGTCAGTTTGATGAATTGAAACTGATTACCACAAATGATGGTTCTGGCAAAAAAGGTTCGGGCGGTTCCGGCGGCGGTGCATCCGGTGGAGCCAGCGGCGGTAAACTCGTCAAGACTGATACCATTTTCAAGAATTACGAAAGTGATATTAAAAATCTGAAACAACTTGGAAAATACATCAGTGATGCCTTATCAAAAGCTATGGAGTCTATCAACTGGGATAAGATTTATTCCAAGGCAAGAAATTTTGGCAAAGGCTTGGCAGATTTCCTCAATGGTCTTATCAATCCGAGATTGTTTGGAAATGTTGGTAAAACGATTGCCGGGGCACTGAATACGGCGATTTATGCAACCCTTTCCTTTGGTCAGACATTTGACTGGTCAAACCTTGGAAAATCACTGGCAGAGGGAATAAATAAATTCTTCAAAACATTTGATTTTAAAGCACTTGCAGAAGATATAAATACTTGGGTACAGGGAGTTTACAAGACAATTAAGACCATGATAGAAAATATCAAGTGGTCTGATGTTTGGAAAGGCGTAAAAGATTTTCTTTCAAACATTGATATTGAGACAGTTGAAATTCTTCTTGGAGCATTTGCCCTGAAACTTGCAGGCAAACTGTTAACAGGGAAACTTCTCAAGGAGAATATTGGGAAATTAATAGGAGCGAAATTCACAGCCGCTTTTGGTTCAACGGCGGTAAAATCATTGCTCTCTTATGCAATTCCTATTTCACTTGCTGTAGTAGTGGCAACGTTATCTTTTACGGTTGGAAAAGATAGCATAAAAAAAGATGTTAATAATTTAAAAAAAGCGTATGAAAAAGGCGGTTTTCTGCAATATCTTCAGGAAAGTTTTAAACAACTTCTTAATCCATTTGAATGGATTAATGCATATGGCGGTGGAGTTTTGAGCCATGATACTGTGATGGACAAATTAGGCATTGGAAATGGAATGAATGTTGATGAATTTGTCAAAAATCTGCCTAAAAAGGAAGATTACAAATCATTAGATGATTTCCAAAAAGCACTAAATGAGTTCAATGATAATATGCCTAATAAATTAAATGTACCTGACAGCTTTGATCTAAAGGCGTGGATAGATGAATGGAAGAATATAAACGGATTAGATGATGTAGATTTACGAGCAGATGTCGTCCTTCCAAATTTACAAGAGAAGATTTCCGAGTTCAAAGACAATGTCAAAGAATGGTGGGGATTGAATGTAGAACTTCCAGTTCATAACAAATTGACAACTACTCAAAATGATATTTCTTTATGGTGGGAAAATGTAAAGGAATATTGGGGAGAAAAAAAGCTTTCAATACAGACAGAAATAGGAGAAATAAAAGGTAAAATAGAAGAAAAGTGGAATGAAGCCTTAACTTACATTCAGGAGAATATTTTCCCGTGGTTCACAAAAGAAAAGTGGATGGAAGTAGGAAATGGAATAAAAGAGGGATTATCTGCTAAATGGGATGAGTTTTCCGATTGGTGGCAAAAGACAGGAATATATAACTGGTGGGAAAATCATGTAAAACCTTGGTTTACAAAAGAAAAATGGGATGAACAGGGAGACGGAATGAAAAAAGGTCTTTCTGAAAAATGGGACGAATTTAGTAACTGGTGGAGTACATCTGGAATTGGTTCTTGGTGGACAAATCATGTCGCACCGTATTTTACGAAAGACAAATGGACATTCAGTGGCATTTCTGACGGATTGAAGCAGGCATTTGATAATGCTGTTGCAGGAATTAAGCAGGTATGGAATAATTTTGCAACGTGGCTTAATTCAAAACTGTCTTTTTCATGGGATTCTGTAAATATTGGTGGAAAAGAAATAATTCAAGCTGGCAATATTAACCTTGGAAAAATCCCAACGTTCGCCGCAGGAGGTTTTCCAAAACAGTACAGCATGTTTATGGCAGGAGAAAACGGCGTACCGGAAATCCTTGGAACAGTTGGAGGAAAGACAGCAGTTGCTGGGGGGCAGGAGATCACAGGTATTCGTGATGCTGTATACAGTACGTCACAGCAGGAAATTGCGTTACTTAAACAGCAAAATCAGTTATTGCAAGGAATCCTCGAAAAAGAATTTGGTGTGACACAAGACCAGATAGGAAGAAGTGCTAGAAAATACGCAAGAGAATATTTTAATAGAACGGGCAGAGAAGCATATAGTTTCTAATGACAAAAACCGCCACTTGTGGTAGGATTAACCTATCACAGATGGTAGGGGGGAATGTACATGGGGATATTTTTAAAAGAACCAAATTACAATAACAAAAACAGCAAATGGGTCATTTATATTTTTATTATTGCTGTCATTTCAGCGGTAATATATGCGGGAAATGATTCGGAAAATAAAGATGAACAGGTAAACAAAATTGTAGACGAAAACACAGAGAAAATTATAACGGAAGAGGAACAAAATTCTGAAATAAAATCGAATATCAAACCGGTAACTGCTGGATATTCTTTCGAAACAAATGATCTCAATGTTGTTGTCAATGAAATAGATACAGATTTTAAAGGTTATGACGATGAATACGGTCTAAACACTCCGCAAAACGGAATGAAATATGTTATGGTTTCGTTTACATTCCAAAATACAGGTGGCTCGGATAAATATGTTGGAGTAGATGCTTTTCATTGTTATGCTGATGATGAATTATGCGATCAAGTATATACATTGGATGACAAGGATTTCTTTAATGTAAATCTATCTTCTGGCAGAAAGGTTTCTTTTAATACATATTATTCTGTTCCTGTATCAGTACAATCAATAGAACTGGAGTACGAAACAAACATTTGGACTGATGAAAAAGAAATTATTAAGATACAGTAATTGAAGATTACATAAGAACCTTATAGGGGGAATTTTACATGGAAGATAAAAGCATCGAGCAAGAACTGATCGAGTGCAGGGAACAGTTGAGAAAAGCAAACGAACAAATAGAAATTCTTGAATACAGGATTGAGAAAAATAAGAAAGAATACGATTGGGAACTTAGGGAGACAAGTAAAAGTATAAAACAGGTTACTGACAAAAATCTAGAATTATTTGACAGAGAATCAAGTGCGCTTATTCATGCGGACGAGTTAGAAAAAGAAGTACATTTGCTTAGAAAGGAAAAGAAAGAATGTGAAAAGAAGATACGAAAATTGGAAGAGGAAAATGAAAAACTTAAGGAAGAATTGATAAAACTTGAAGAAAGAAAAAACTTTAGCAACGATCCTGAATGGAGAGTACTTAAAGCAGCAGGAAAACAGAAAGCACATAGTTGAGACTTTTGTTTGACAAACACACATAGAAAATATATAATTTCAATAATTAAAAATCACGCAGGTAAGACCTAAAGAATTTAGGACGTCCTGCAAGCCTATGAGGAATAGGTGCGGATTCGTGACCGCCAGAGATTGAAGAGATTCAGTCTTTGGCGGTCTTTTTATTTATTTCAAACTGCATAAGAAAAATAAAAAAATGAAATTTAAACCTGCCTGTCAAATGACAGTAGCGAAAGAAAGGTGGAAAAGAGTATGTATGAATTGGTGGAACTCAAAGGAAACGATGTTTTTACAAACAGCAAAGTGATTGCAGATGGAACAAATAACCAACATGAATCTGTTGTTGCTATTATCAGAAAATATGAGAAAGATATTTTAGACTTTGGCAATATTGATTTCTCCGATTTAAAATCGGGGAAAAGGGGGCAGCCTGAAAGAGTTTATTATTTGAATGAGGAACAAGCAACATTTGTTATAACTCTTTTGAGAAATTCAAAAATAGTTGTGAAGTTTAAGAAAGAGTTGGTTCGACAGTTTTATGCAATGCGCAGATTTATTCTTGAAAAGCAATCGAAACTATGGGGCGAAACAAGAATTGCTAATAAAGAAAATCGGCTGAAAGAAACTGATGTGATTAAACTTCTTGTAGACTATGCCAAAGAACAAGGAAGTACGCATTCAGATAAACTGTATGTGACATATACCAAGTTGGCAAAATCAGTAATTGGTGGAAATCGCGACAATATCACAGTTTCAGATCTCAATAATCTAACCCTTGTGGAAAGCATTATTTTGCAGACTATTAGAATTGATATGTCAATGGGTATGCACTACAAGGATATTTATAGGGATTGCAAAAATAGAATAGAACAATTTGCAGATATAACTTACCTGTCCGCTTAGCCCAGAAAATTTGGGGCTATTCCAGTATTTCGTCACGGGAAATTACAATCTTACTAAATATATAGCGTGCGACTCCTGTTAGGGTATGTTCCTAACGCACGTGAATTTAAAGGTTGAGCCTTGCGAAATGTAAGGCTCGGAAATTTAGGAGATAGAAAATATGGCATACAAAGCTCTTATGACTAAAGATGAAATTGGATTTGAAAACAATACGAACACGATAACAACACTTGAAATTGCAGAAATGATGGAAGTTCCGCACTATGAGATTTTAAAAAAATTGGAAGGGACAACAAATCCAGACGGAAGCACTAAACAGGCAGGAATTATACCAACATTAGGTAAAGGGAAAATTCCCGTTACCGATTATTTCATCAAATCAACGTATTTGACAGGGCAAAACAAGAAGATGCCGTGTTATGAAGTTACCAAGATTGGTTGTGATTTTCTTGCTAATAAGTTTACAGGAGAAAAAGGTATCCTATTCACAGCAAAATATGTAAAGCGTTTTAACGAAATGGAGAGGGGACAGGTCCCGAAAGATTTTCCATCGGCACTTCGGGCATATGCGGATGAAGTAGAGCGTAGGCAGATTGCAGAACAGGAGAATGAAAAGCTGCAGCAGGAACTTGACTATAGCAAAGACTGGTATTCTATTAAGCGTGTTGCAGCAATGAACGGTGTGGACTGGAAAACATTTAATTGGCGAAAACTCAAAGAAAAGAGCATTGAACTTGGATATGGCGTGAAAAAGATTTTTGATGCAAATTATGGAGAGGTAAATACCTACCATAGGAATGTTTGGGAAGCAGCATACCCGGAGTATGAAATTTAGGAGAAATTTTATGAACAAATTAGAGATCATGATTACATATGGGAACACGGAAGTAATTCATACACCGGAGAAAATTGTGATTAAATCGCCCAATATCGAAGTAATTACAAAATAGATCAAGAAAATAAAGTAGCATCTATCAAATTGGTGGTAGGTGCTATTTTTGCACAAATTTTACCGACTGTCATTTGAGACAGCCGCAAACCCAAACAGTTAGGTGGTGGAAATATGGCGTACAGCGGATGGCTGTTAAAGATTGGAAATTACACAGTGCCAATGTCTTTTATGAAAGCGGAATCATATAGTCCATATGTTAATATGCAGGATTTAGATGATTATACGGATGCCAACGGTTATCTGCATAGAAATGCCGTGGAATTAAAGGCTTTAAAAGTGGAGTTTGAGACACGGGCAATGCTGACAAATAAGACTTTTAGTGAGGTTTTAAACAATATTCGAAGTCAGTTCACAAATGCGACAGGGAGAGCATGCTATATCACAGCGTATATCCCGGAATACGACGATTATGTGACGCAGTACGGCTATATGGCAGATTTTCAGCCTACGATATACGGAACATATGATGGAATAATTCATTACAATTCAGTTCGGCTTGCTTTCATAGGGGGTGTGTACGGTGGTTAATTATAAATATGGCGACTTGTTCAAAAAAGATACGGTCGATAAGCAATTATCCATCGTATCTGATGACGGAAAAATCAATATCACAAATACAGAGCTACACCAAGAAAAATTCGAATTGACCGAAAGTTTGTGTTCGGAACAGGAATTGACGTTTGGATCATGCGAAGCCGCCATGATTAAATTCACGGTGTCAAATACATTTTTGCCAATGAAGGGCAGATGGATGACGGTAAGAATGTCCCTTGATGGACATGCAGATATCCCGTTCCAGTTCGGACGATATAAGGTTGATTCTGATACGCCCACGGCAGACAGAACGTGCCGTGATGTGGTTGCATATGATGCCCTTTATGACATTTTAAATGCAGATGTGGCAGCATGGTATAACACTGTCTTTCCATCCCATAAAGAGCAGCAGAAAGATAAAGATGGAAAAACTACGACTGTTACAGTTTATGATCCGGTCACAATGAAGCAATTCCGGGACAGCTTTTTTAAGCACTTCGGGATTGAGCAGGCTGACATTATACTGGTTAATGACGGCATGTCTATTGAAAAAACAGTTGCAGTCACGCCATCCAGTGAGACAAGTTCTGATACAGAGGAATCGAGCACCATAGGCGAATCTATGAGCGGCAAGGAAGTGTTGTCCTGTATTTGTGAGCTCAATGGCTGTATGGGGCACATGGGGCGTGACGGGAAGTTTCATTATATTTATCTGGAACAGGAGATACAGGGATTATATCCAAGGAATGATCTTTATCCGGCGGATAATTTGTATCCAAGAGATCCGAAAAGCAACCGTATCGGGAAGGATTTATATATAACGGCTGAGTATGAAGATTTTCTTGTTAAAACAATCAATAAGTTACAGATCCGGGAGCAGAAGAATGATATCGGTGTGATTGTGGGTACCGGAGACAATGCCTATGTGATCGAGGATAATTTTCTTGTCTATGGAAAAGGCACAAAAGAACTGAAAGGCATTGCAAAAAATATTCTTTCCAAGATCAGAGGGATTGTTTACCGACCGTTTACAGCGGACTGCAAAGGAAATCCGTGTCTTGAGGTCGGGGATGCAGTGCGGTTGCCGACCAGATATGAACTGATCGAGTCCTATATTCTGAAAAGAACCCTGAAAGGTATACAGGCTTTGCGTGATGATTTGGAAGCGGATGGGGAAGAGTACCGGACAAACGGGGCGAACGGAATACAGAAAAGTATTTTAAAGCTCAAAGGCAAGAGCAATGTGTTGGAGCGAACCATTGAAAAGACACAGAGCACGATAACTGATGTTGAGAAGGGATTGCAGTCACAGATCACGCAGACCGCAACCGAAATTCGCACAGAAGTTAAAAATACAACGGATGGTTTATCATCGAGAATCACGCAAAATGCGAGCAGTATTACAGCAGAAGTTAAAAGGGCACAGGGACAGGAAGTTGAACTTGCAGCAGCTATTAAAATTAATGAGGACAAGATTACAGCGGAAGTTACGAGAGCAAGCAAAGCAGAGGGCGATTTGTCCGGAAAGATAGAGGTAACTGCAACTAAGATACGGTCAGAAGTCAGTGCTTCGTTGAAGGCATGGAATATTGATGGCTATGATATTAATTATTATGGTTTTGGAAAACCCCAAGATACTTACCCTGCATCATCCAAATATAATGGACGCAGTTTTTTAGATCAGGATAGTGGAAAATTGTATGGCTGCGATCCGGATGGCGGAATTAACAGCGGTAAATATAAATGGACATTGATAACCACGCTTAAGCAGCTTTCATCCAATATGTCCAGTGCGATTACGCAGACATCAAAGGGGATCGAAAGCAAAGTTACAAGAGATAGTGTTGTTTCAGAAATCAACCAGTCAGCCGAGGGTATCAAAATTAAAGCAAAACTGCTTGAATTAAAAGGTTCTATGGAAATGACCGGGGGATATATGCATATTCAAGCGGAAGAGTCTGTAGAAAACCTTATTGAATTTAAACGCAGTGGAACACTTGTACAGATGGGAACGGATGGATTTCGAACAGTGGAAGGGACGCTTGAAAGTCCTGTTCATAAATGTACGGTTCAATATAATCATGTTTCATTGCATAAAGGCGCAAACGATAATGACCACATGATGATCCATTTAGACGGAGATACCGGAGTAGGTGGATTCAGAGGTGGAGTAATTAATGGATCTGACAAAAGAATAAAAAACACAATTTTAGATTTAAGCAAAAAGCAATCATCTGAGTTTATTTATTCTTTAAGAGCAAAATCGTATCGTTATAATTTCGAAAAAGATGGGTTCCATCATGGATTTATTGCACAGGATGTTTTGAAAAAAGCGGAAAAAGGGTGGAATATTTGTCCAAAAACGTTTTCAGACAGCAATGGGAAAAAGTATTACGGACTGAAATATACGGAACTGATTGCTGATCTGGTTGCCACAGTGCAGTTGCAGCATGACGAGATAGAACAGTTAAAGGAAAAGGTGGAAAATCTATGATAAATGCAAAAATCCGGGAATTTGAAAACGACATTATAAATTATGCAAATTTGTGTGAGGATGTCCCAATCGAAGCTAAGTACCTAGTGTTTAAGGATATTCTGCAGCAGATTAAGGAAGAAGCAAACAGACATGTTATAGCCGAACGGGAGCAGATGAAGCTTGCAAAGGAAAGGGAGAGTGAGGACCATGAACAAAGCGCATAGTGCTATTAATTGGGAGAATTACCCGAGTGATGAAACACCGCTTAATGAAAGCAATCTTAACAAAATGGACGCAGCTATTGGCGTTATTGATGATCGTGTAATCACTCTTGATACCACAAAAGCCACGAAAACAGAAGTGGCTACCCTTGTTGCAGACGTGACCTTTGAGGAATCGACCGGAATCATTACGATCACAAAAAAGAACGGTTCTAAGATTACGATTGATACACAGATGGAGAAAATCGCAATCAACTTCGTTTATAACCCGACCACACAGCAGATTATCCTGACTCTGATTGATGGCACGAAACAGTACATAGACCTGTCGGCACTGATTACACAGTATGAGTTCCTTGATTCTGATACGGTAGCTTTTTATATTGATAAGGATGGAAAAGTGTCTGCCATCGTCAAAGAGGGTAGCATCGAGGAAAAACACTTGGAGCCAAACTATCTTGCGAAAATCAAAGTGGAAGTGGCAAAGGCAGAGTCAAGCCAGCAGGCAGCGGCAAAGTCCGAAGCCAACGCCAAAGCAAGTGAGAATGCTGCAAAAGCCAGTGAAACAGCGGCAAAAACATCCGAAACCAATGCCAAAGCGTCAGAGACAGCGGCAGCGAAGTCAGCTACGGCGGCAGAGGCATCCGAAAGCAACGCAAAAGTCAGTGAGACATCCGCCAGTCAGTCTGCAGCCACAGCCACAAGTGAAGCGGCATCTGCCAGTCAGTCAGCCAGTACCGCCACAGATAAAGCCAATATTGCAACGCAGAAAGCAACAGAGATCATCGGTAAAGCCGAATCTGCAGCAGATAGTGCAACTAAAGCACAGAGTTATGCCGTTGGTGGTACCGGGAGCAGAGAGGGCGAGGATTCTGACAATGCGAAGTATTATTTTGAACAGGTAAAAGATGTGTCTGAAGCTATTAAGGGCGGATTGCAGCCGAGAGGAACAGTTGCATTTGCAGATCTTCCGGCACTTGCGGATGTTAGCACAGGGTGGATGTTCAATATTTCAGACGAATTTACAACCACGGATGATTTTAAAGAGGGAGCCGGGAATGTAATTCCGGCAGGTGCCAATATTTATAAAACATCAGATGAAAAGTGGGACGTGCTGGCCGGAACTCCAGTTACCGGAATCAAAGGTGTAAATGAAGATTCTTTCCGTAGGGGCAATGTAGAACTCACAGCAGAAAACGTCGGTGCAGTGGCAACCGGTGGAGATACAGCAGAGAATACAGCAACTTTTACGAGTAGTGATGTGGCAGACGGATCAGCGTCAGCGTGGACGACTGTATCAAAATTATCAAGCGGCGAAAAACACTCTTCAATTTTTGCAAAGGTGTCACAGATGTTCAAGAATGTGCGGTATCTCTATAAAATGCTTGGAACGACAGACATTTCTAAGATTGGGAATGGTACTTGTACCGGGGCGATATCATCGTTAAACAGCGGTTTAGCAAATAAGTATTTTATTAAAATAATGAAAAGCGACTGGTCTGGAATTATGGGTTCGCTTATGCCAATGTTTAATATTAATAATGATAATATGATAGATCTCATTGCACACAACGAGCAGAATGATACTTATCCTGGCGTACGAGTTGCCCGTGCTAGTGCAGATTATGATGGTAATAACATTCCAGACACATATTTAAAAAAGTCAGATGCCAAAAATAATGTATCTGCCTTATCCAATACTGCAACAAATTATAATGACCAAACTCCTGTCGTGCAGTATTTCACTGTCCCGGATGATGGGTATTATCTTATTACAGGTCTTGTCACTTTCAGTTCAAACGCAAATGGGTTTCGTGAAGTTTTTATAACAAATACAACATCTAACTATGTCATGGGACGAGTCAGAGTTCCTGCGGTATCCGGCGGTGCATCAACTTTACAGGTAACGAGTGGTGGCACTTTCGGACCGGGACAGACTGGTACACTCAGTACTTATCAGAACTCAGGTTCAAATCTTAATGTGCAGGAATGGTTAAATATGGTAAAGATCGCACCTAAGCTGTAAAAAAACTGCATTAAAAATTAAATATAATAAAATCAAGAGCCTAAGAGCCGATTACATGACCATGTGTTGTGTAGCCGGCTCTTTTAAATAACAAGCCTACGGGCAGAAAGGAAAATTATGCACTTAAAATTCATCACAGATAACTGGCAGATGCATAATTTTCAACCAGTAATTAATTTTTTTAACAAAATTTAAACTAATCAATCGACATTCTGCGACAATAAGAAATTTACCTGTCGAAACTTGCGACCGAAATGGTTTGAATAATGGTGGAAAAATTTGTAAAATAAAATTGTCCGATAAGGGCACTTCAAGTTCTGGCTGAGGGGCGGGATAAGGCGTTTTCTTGTCCCTCAACTACAAACTAGTTTGTAATTTGTAGCAATTTGTCAAATGGGGTTGACGGTATCGAACATAAGTTCTATAATTTGTTTATCGCTATCAGAAGTGCGGAATGATTGGAGGAAATCAATATGGGGGAAAATGAGGTTGAGAATGAAAACGTAAACGAATTTTACAAGGAAAAAATTTATAAATTGGTCGCTCATTGCGATAATGAGAGGTGGCTTAGAGCTATCTTAACGTTTATAAAAGAACTATTAAAGTAAAAGAAAGCCAAGGGTTTGCGCATTGCCCTTGGCTTTTCTTTACTTCTGACTTGTGATTGAATCAATGAATTTTTCCAATGCATTCCATCCGGTATCATCCATTTTCGATAACGCCACGATCAAACGTTTTTTAAAATCTGAATCTTCACATTTAAGTACGTCTGCGAGCATCTTTGAAATCTGCTCGTCTTTGGTTTCTGGGATAAACATTTCGCCGTTTCCAGTTCGTAACCAATCTTCATTGACATTTTCATTTCGTAACATGATTATATGTTGTTCTGTTACGTTTCTGCGTCCTGATTCAATATCAGAGACACCAGACTTGGTTATTCCGAGAATCTTTCCAAATTCTTCTTGGCTTTTTCCCATAGCCTTGCGAAGTTCTTTCATTCGCTCATTCATAATCTCACCTCTCTTTCTACATAGAACTATACCATACGCAAACAGAATTGTAAATAGAAAAAGTTCGCAAACGGAACAAAAACATGTTGACATAGTTCTGAAAGCGTGATACATTATACGCATACCGAACAAAAACAACATTAAAAGTTCGGCAGAAAGGAGTGATACGGTGAGCGAACAGGAAAAGAAAGTTGTTGAAAAACTCAAAGAAGCCATTCCGAAAATGAACGACTTTCAGAAAGGCTACGTTCTTGGCATGGTTGAGGGTTCTGCAAAAAAGCAGGAAAGCGAAGAAGAAAATCAGAAAGGAGAAGAATGTCGCATAGCATTGAAGAAGTAAAAGATACCCTCTACCAGCAAATTGAAAAACTGGCAGAGGAAAGCAAGAAAACATCTGATACGGAAACAAAAATTCGCATTGCAGGCGAAATTGACCGTATTGCTGAAACGATTATTAGGACAGATTGGAGGCGTGAATGAGAAACTTTTATAGCGGTATCAGTAATGACAGAACGCAATTTTTGATAAATATGAATTGGTACAAAGACAATGAAGT